TGGCATTTATGGCTTCACGCGAACGAAACAGGCCGACGATGGGAGTGATTTAGATGACTGAGGCATTTGAGCGGCTGGCGCGCGAGGCGATGGAATCGATGGAGTTCGCTGCGTTCCAAGAAATGATGCTGAAGCAATTCGGAATGCTGGCCGAACGTTCTGGGCGCTACATCTCCCGCATGTGCAATCGAGACCGGGAGCTGGTGCTGGAGAATGCGCTATCGCTCGCCTGGACGCTCCGCGAGGAATTCAATCCCGCGAAAATCGATTTGATTCACTTTTGGGATGAGTGCCTGCAAGGCGCCATTCGCATGCAAAAACACTGGTTCGTGCGCAACTTCGATGGCTGGCGCCGCACCTCCAGCGATGTGATTTGTTCGGTCTTTGGCCTGCCGGCCTACAGCGAGGAGGACGACGAATGAAAGTGTTTCTGTTGATTCTATTCCTGAGCCAGCAAGACGGCTCTATCACTGGCGCCGTGAAGGGCGGCCCTGCTCCGAGCGTAATCATCTGCCAGGAGAATGCCGCGCAGATGCTGGAGCAGCACAAGAGCGAGATTCCCGCGGGTGTGCGGCCGATGCCGGTATGCATCGACACGACACGCGTCGGTGAGCTGCACGTTCCTAACCTCAAAAATCAAACGGTGCTCTAAGCATGACGAAGCAATATATTGGCATTGTCCGCGATCACTCGGCCTCAATGGCCAATTCTGGTCTTACGGAGGCCGCGCGCAAGGACTATAACCAGCAGATTAACGCCATCCGCGAGGCGGCGATCCGCGAGGGCGTCGACACCATTATCAATGTGGTGGAATGCGGCGTCGATGCCTCTCAATTCGGCGTTCCGAGCGGCCTGCGGCGTGCCGTGGTGAACTCCAGCATTGTCGCGGTGAGGACGCTCGATCAGTACATGGCCCGCGGCGGCAGCACGCCCCTCTACGATGCCATTGGGCTCCTCATCGATGACCTGCGGAAAGTGCCCGACGCCAACGAGAATCATGTCTCGTTCCTGATCGTCGTGCTCACCGATGGCGGCGAGAACGCCTCGCAAACTTACAGATATACGATCAAGCAGATGATCGCGAACGCGCAGGCTACGGGGCGCTGGACATTTGCATTGCGCATGCCGCGTAATTACGGTCGAAGCATCGCCAATACACTCGGCATTCCGGTCGAGAATATCAACGAGTGGGAGCAGACGGAGCGCGATCTGGAGCGGTCGACGCATGAGACGCAGACGGCCTATAACGGCTATTTCCAGGCGAAGGCGTTGGCGGGCGTGCAGCCAATGAACTCCCGCAGCTTCTTCACTGCGAATCTCGCGGGCCTCGATAAGACGGCCATCAAGAAGGCCCTCGTCGATGTCACGAGTCAGGTGAAGTTCTTCGACGTGGGCGCGCAAGACAACAAGCGCCAAATCAAGCAGTTTCTCGAAGAGAAGGCCGGCCACGCGCCGCTCGGCGCCGGCTTCTATCAGCTCGCGAAGAAGGAAGAGGTGCAGGACCATAAGCTGATCGCGGTCCGTGACAAGCGCACGGGCAAGGTCTACAGCGGTGTGGAAGCGCGCAACATCCTGGGCCTGCCCAGCATCGGCAGCATCAAGCTCTCACCGGGCGATCACGGCGAGTTCGACATCTTCGTACAGTCGAAGTCCGTCAATCGCAATCTCGTCGGCGGAACGCAGGTCATGTTCTGGAACAACGTCGGAGCGCCCCGGTGAGGAGATATATGTGGATTCCCGACACTCAACTCCGTCGGGGCGTGCCGGTGATCCACATCCGCGCGGCGGCGAATGCCATCGTGGAATACCTGCCGGATGTGATCTTCGTTGCCGGCGATTGGTGGGATATGCCCTCTCTCAACAAGCACAATGAGGCGGGCTCTATCCACACCGAGGGAACACGGATCAAGGATGACATCGACTTCGGCAACGAGCAATTCGACATTCTCGTGGCGCCGATGAACAAGGAAATCGCCCGGCGGGAGGCCCTGCACAAACGCCGCTGGAATCCGGAAAGGGAATTCCTCTTCGGGAATCATGAGCACCGGCTGACGCGAGCGATTGCAGCGGTACCTCAATTCGAGGGCGTGCTGTCGCTCGATATGATGAAGACACCGGGATTCACGCGCCATCCGTTCCTTGAGATTGTCGAGAAGGATGGAATCTGGTTCTCGCATTATTTCAGCAACACGCTTTCCGGGCGTGCCATCGGCGGGAGCATCGACAATCGGCTCAATAAGATTGGGCATTCGTTCGTGCAGGGACACCAGCAGGGCCGGCTGTACGGTTCGCGGCAGTTTCCCGGGAAAGTGGAGCGACATGGCCTCGTGGCGGGGAGCTTCTACCTGCATGACGAGGATTATAGGGATGTACAGAGCAACGGCGAGTGGCGCGGCATCGTGATCATGAACGAAGTCGCAAACGGCAAATACGACATCATGCCCCTGAGCATGGACTATCTACTGAGGAAATTCGGCGAATGAACAAGATCACGACTCAACGCATTCAGATTCTCAATCACCTGAAGACGGGCGCGGCCATCTCGCCCATCGAGGCGCTGTCGTTGTACGGCTCTTTGCGCCTCGCGGATCACATCCATCGGCTGCGCGGTCAGGGCTGGAAAATCGACACCATCGACAAGGTGTCGACGCGCGGCAGCCACTACGCGGAGTACAAGCTCACCGCGGGCGCTGAGCAGCCCGGCGCGTTTACCGCCCCGACCCAGGCGGCGGCCTGAATGGGCAAGGGCTACAACCCACCGCCGCCGAGCGATTGGCGGCCGGGAGGCGTACCAGCCGGGGAGGACATTACGCCGTTGGTCGTCGTTGGGGACCTGGAATCCGCTGCGCGCGGCTCGGGCGCCCGAATGAACGGCAACAAGCCCGAGCTGCATCAGGTTCCGATGTGGGCACTCTACGGCGTCGCGCGCGTGTTGATGTACGGCGCCAAGAAGTACAAGCCGGGCAACTGGGCCAAAGGAATGCCGTGGACCGTCGTGTATGACTGCGCTCTGCGCCATCTCGCAGCATGGCAACGCGGTGAGGAGAACGACGAAGAGAGCGGGCTGCCGCATCTAGATCACGCGCTCTGCAATCTCATCTTTTTGTCGGCGTACCGCGATCTATACCCGGAAGGGGATGACCGCTGGCCGGAGTTCCGTAAGGGAGGTGTCAAGTGAGCGCCGAACCTGGAAGCGAGCGGGACCTCTTGGAGCGCAAGCGAGCCTTCGATTCCTTGATGTGGGACCTGAGCATGCTCGATTGCGCGGCGAATAGCTGCCATCGGCTCAACGACCACTTTTACCGGGATATCCATACCGGTGAGTGGCTGCAGATGAATCCGGCAGAGAAGATTGCCCTCATGCATAGCGAGCTGTCCGAGATGCTGGAGGGCGTGCGCAAGAATCTGCAGGACGATCATCTACCGGAGTTCAAATCCGAGGAAGTCGAGGCCGCGGACCTCTTCATTCGGCTTCTGGATTACTGCGGCTGGCGCAAGTTGCGGTTTGCGGAGGCTGTGAAAGCGAAGCTCCGCTACAACACGACGCGCAAGGATCATACCAACGAAGCCCGCCGCGAGGCGCACGGCAAAAAGTTCTAGAGGAGAACCTGTGAAAGCATTGATCAAGTTGCTGCGGCGCCTGTTCCCCGGCCCGTCAGTTGATTCGATTGTGGGGGACATCGTGCTCAAGGCCGAGCAGTTGGAGAATCTCAGCGTTCGCCGGCAAGGCGAAATCGAAGAAATCCGGGTTGAGGTGAACAGCAAGCTCACGGAGATGAGCACCAAGGCCGCGGAAGCCGACCGGGCGCTCAACGTGTGCCGTCGCCTCATGGCGCTGGTGGAGGGCTGATATGCCAATCGAGAAAGACCTGACGCGCATTGCAGTCGCGCTCGAAGCGATTGCAAAGGTGCTCGTACCGGTGGAGGTGACCAAGGGGACCTCGGTCAAGGGAAAAGCGAAGGCCGCCCCGGTGAGCAAGGAGGAGCAGGAGACGGCGACCGAGGCGGAAGTCGAAGCGAATGCGGACTCCACGGAGACGGCTGCGCCGGAGCAGACTCCGGGGCCGGCTGTTACCGCCGGGTCATCGACTTCGGAGACCCCTCCTTCGCAAATGGCGCCTGCGACTACTGCGACGGCTCCGGCTTCTTCTACTCCGAGCCAGACCTCGGCCCCTGCGCCTGTGCCAACCGAAGATCAGGTGAAGGCGCTGCTGCAAGCGTACCGGACGCATAAATTCGGCTCGGCGCAGGACGCTACGAGCAAGGTGCAAGACGAGCTGGAGAAGCTGGTTGGCGTGCGCCTCGTGAAGCTCATCAAACCGGAGGATCGCCAGAAGGTGCTTGATGCCTTCAAGGTGGCCGCATGAACGAGACCGTTCGCCACGTTCTGCTCGCCCTCGGGGCAGGCGTGGCTTTCGGCATCGCGCTCAATCAACTAATGCGCGTTTTCTGCAAGCGCTGGAGGTGGTGAATGAAGCGCGGAGATAGCCCGCATTTCTTGAAGTTCCGGGCGAAGCTGTGGAACTGGTTCGGCCAGAGCTATGGGGTGGAGTACAGCGTGATTCGCGGCCAGAACGGACAGCCGTACATGTCTCGCTGGATTCTGTACGTGCACGGTCGGACTTTGCGGCTTCACAAGTTCTGGCAGGGCGATGACGACCGCGCGCCGCACGACCATCCTTGGAATTTCTGGACATTCCCTCTCACGTCATATACGGAGCAAGTCTTCGCCCGGCCGCTGACCAATCTGACGCGCTATCGAGTCGTTGAGGCTTTCCGATGGCATGCGCGTCCCGCGAGCTATCAACACATTGTCATCGGTCGCACAGACGATAAATGGAGGCCGTTCTGGACAATTGTGGTAACCGGGCCGCTGCAACATGGCTGGGGCTTCTGGTCTCGGGACCGATTCATACCGTGGAGGGATTGGCGATGAAGCCTATGCTCGCGGCGGATATCAGTGAGGACCTCGATAAGCTGCGGTTCCCGCTATTCGTCACGCCGAAGCTCGACGGCGTGAGGGCTTTGATCACACCGACGGAGGTCCTATCCCGAAGTCTGAAGCCTATTCCGAATAAGCATGTCCAGAAGGTCTTCTGCGATACGGACTTGGTCGGATTAGACGGTGAGTTGATTGCGGGGAGCCCGACGGCAGAGGACGTGTTTCGTGTGACGAGCAAGGCCACGGCGAGCATCGAAGGCGAGCCGCAAGTCACGTTCTACGCATTCGATGAGTACACGCTCAAGGATTACGGCTACCGGGATCGCCTGCACCAATTGCAGCGGGCCGTCAATTTCGCTTTCAGCGATGTACGTGCCGTGCCGAGTCAGCTCGTGCTCGATATGGACGAGCTGGAGCGCATCGAGACGAAGTACCTGGAGGAGGGCTACGAGGGCGTGATTCTGCGCTCCCCGGAGGGGAAGTATAAGCACGGGCGCAGCACGGTCAAAGAGCAGGGGATGTTGAAGCTGAAGCGATTCAAGGATTCCGAGGCGCTGGTCATCGGCATCGAAGAGGAGATGGAGAACCGGAACGAGGCCAAAGTGAATGCGCTCGGACATGTGGAGCGCAGCACCCATAAGGCGAATCTCGTCGGCAAAGGAACTATGGGGGCGCTGGTGGTGCGCGACATTCATACCGGCGTGGAGTTCAAGCTCGGCACGGGATTCACTGCGGAGGATCGACGACGCACGGACTGGGTCGGCAAGCACGTCAAGTACAAGTATTTCCCGATTGGCATCAAAGACAAACCGCGCATCCCGAGTTATCTCGGCATTCGCGAGGAGCATGACCTATGAGGATTTGGATTCCGTTCTATTCGAAGTGGAGGGCGCGCAAGGACGAGGCTAAGCGTCAACGCATTCTGCGAGAGGAGCGCGAATTGACGCGGCCCATTAGCTCATCAGGGGAGATATATTCGTACTCCCGACTGGCGCGATTCTCGGCCGAGCCCTTCGTCGCGCGCCCTGCTACGGCTACGCGGGTTGTCGGGAAGAATCCAGCGCTGGGCACAGGCTATGGTGACGACGAGGCTGTGGATATGGCGCTCACCGCGGCAATGCTCTCCAATGTTCAGCCGCCTCCCGCCGCAGTTCCGAACCCGGACATTGTCCAGTCGTTTGGAGGCGGCGGGGGCGACACTGGCGGTGCGGGCGCTGGCGGCTCGTGGGACCCGGGTCCGAGCAGCTACGACTATGGTTCGTCAAGCTGCGGCAGCTCGTCGAGCTTCGACACTTCGAGCTGCGATAGCAGCTTCAGCAGTTGCGACTCCGGCGGGAGTTGTGGGAGTTCGGACTGATGGCCAAAGACGGCCAGCAGTGGATTGTCCAAATCGATGAGGATGTAAAGCTCACCCGCGTTCTCGTCATCAAGCAATACCGCAAGTGTGTCGAGGTGCAGGAGGTACTCGACGGGCAGGCCAAAGGCCCGAAGCGCATCTACAAGGATACGGATATTGAATTTGTGGAGCAGTGCTAATGGGCGCGCATTCAATCCTCGGACCCTCATCCTCTGACCGCTGGCTCACATGCACCGCCTCGGTGAAAGCGACTAAGGAGCTGGCGGATGTTGAAACGCTGTACTCCCGGCAGGGCTCGTGTGCGCACCATGTAGCGGAAGTCTGTCGGCGCGATGGATTGAAGCCGGCCATGCTTCTCGGTGCCGAGTTCTACGGCGTCAAGGTCGATCAGCAAATGATCGATGGCGTTCAAGGCTTTATTGACTACGTCGCCGACTTTCCCGGCGATGAATATAACGAGCAGAAAGTCTACTTCACGAATTGGGTCCCGGGCGGCTTCGGGACTATGGACGCGGCGAAGGTTTCCCGGGAAAGGGCGCATATCATCGACCTGAAATATGGCGAGGGCGTGCAGGTGTTCGCAAAGGAGAACACGCAGCTCATGCTGTACGCCCTGGGCATGTACCAGATGAACGGCTGGCTCTACGACATTCAGACGTTCGACCTGCATGTCTACCAACCGCGCCTCGATCACGTCGATGTTTGGCAAATATCGCTCAAGGACCTCCTGCAGTGGGCGGATGAAATTGTCCGACCCAAGGCGGAAGAGGCTCTCGCCGGCACGGGCAAGTATCTCGCCGGAGAGCATTGTCAGTTCTGCAAGATCAGGAAGGTATGTAAGGCGCGTGCTCAGCACATGTTCAACGCGATTACCGGCGAGCTGGAAGACCTTGACGAGCAAATGACCGCGCCGCTGCCAAAGGTGCCGACGCTCACCGCGGAGCAGGTGGCGAAAGCATTGAGCCTGAAGGGACAAGTAACGAAATGGTTCTCCGACGTTGCCGATTATGCGGAGGAACAGCTACGCCACGGTAAGCAGGTAGGCGGTTGGAAGCTCGTCGAGGGCCGCAGCAACCGCGTATGGAAGCTCGATATTGACGATGTGAGTGATGCTATCTCGAATGCTGGGCTCGACGACAGGAAACTCTGGAAACCCCGCGAGTTCATCTCGCCGGCACAAGCAGATGAGATTTATGGCAAGAAGTTATTCGCTGCCGCAACCGAGAAAAAGGCAGCAGGGCCGCTCGCGTATCTCGTAGATAAGCCCCGCGGCTCCCCCGTGTTGGCATCGCCGGACGACAAGCGACCGGCGCTGACAGCGAATCCAGACGAGGAATTGGACTCGTTGGACTAATCCCGTAGTGACATAAAGGTAAAGTGTAAAGTGGCAAAGAAGACCGTTACCAGCGACAAGATTAAGCTCAAAGAAGTGCGCCTCTCCTTCGCGCGTCTGTTCAAAGCGAAGGCATACGAAGAGGGTCAGGAACCGCGGTACGAGGCGACGTTCCTCCTCGATCCCACCTTGGAAGCGCATAAGGCATCCATCGCCGAAATCGACGCCGCTGGCCGCAAGATCGCAAAGGCGAAATGGGGCGATGACGAGGACTATGAAGACCTCGTGCATGGCTACGGCTATTCGAACAACAACAAGGTCAAGAAGAAGTATGACGGCTACAAGGATATGTTTTACGTCGTCTGCGCCAACACCGAGAAGCCGCAGGTTTTCCCGCGCAACAAGCGCGTTAACGACAAGGGCGAGTTGGTGTGGCAGACCGTGTTGGAGGGCGACAAGGAAGCGCCGTACAGCGGGTGTTACGTCAACACGACCATCACTCTCTGGACCCAAGATAACAAGTTCGGCAAGGGCATCCGCGCCAACTTGCGTATCGTGCAATTCGCGAAGCCCGGCACGCCGTTCTCTGGCGCAGCCCCGGCGAATCCGGACGACGAAATCGAAGCCTACGGCGACGGTGTTGCGTCGGATTCCGACCTCGATTGAGCGTGAAGTATGGAGGCGGCCCGCAAGGGCCGTCTCTTTCGCTCTTTCCTCCCACGCTGGTCACATTTGTCACCCCGCCGGGTGGCAGCAATGAGGATTTTCCGGATGCGCATTTATCAAGTAGCCCGCCCCGCATTCCAATGGGCACGCCCGAAAGGCGTCCTCAAATACGGTTCCAAGGAGCCGCGATATCTGCACGTCGCGAAAGCGATTCGCCTCGTGCCGACGGATCACGGGACGATCCTTGTGCAGGTACAGAACAAGGGAGCGACGTACAAGAGCGGTGAGCCGCGCTTTACCAAAGCCGCACGCCGCCAGCAGCGGCAAGCGCGCATTGAGCGGCTGCATAGCGATTACGTCGCCTATTGGGCAGAAGCTCGCATGCTCGATATCGATCCCATGCCGTACAGCCAATGGCTACATAGCGAGGCGCGTCGCAATGCCTAACTACGTCGTGACCTACATTGAAAAGTTCGAGCAGGAGATTTGGGCTGCGGACCTGCGGGCGGCCGAGGTCGCGGCCAGCAATATTCGCCTGGAGCGCATGTCACGCCAGCTCGTGAGCGTGATCGAAACGCCGAGCCCATTCCCCGAGGGCCACAAATGCGCGGCATGTGAAGAACGCCAGCGCTCACCGCTGGAAAAGCAGCTCGACGAAGCCAAGGCGAAGAAAGAGGCGCAATGAAGACGCGCGTTATCCGCATCTACAACGAGAAGTTTCGGGAGCGCTTCTATATCGCGCAGAAGTGGGACACGCCTCCCGGCGAGCAGCATCCCTGCTGGTGCTTCATCGAGGAGGACACGGACTTCATGCGCATTCGAGCGACCGCTGACCGAGTTGCCCGCGGCGGTACGGAAGAGGAGGTCGTGTACGAAACCGGCGTCGATGGTGTGCTCCAATGAGCCGCCTACATCTGGATATCGAGACATACAGCGAATGCGAGCTGAAGCGGGCCGGCGTATACGCCTATGCAGAGCACCCCACTACGGAGGCGCTCTGTCTTTGCTTTGCGCTGGATGACGGGCCGGCGGAGTTATGGGTCCCGCCCAATCCCGTCATTCTGGATGATCCCGAGGCCCTCACGAAGTGCCTGGATGAGGTCCGCAGGCGCCACCCCACGGCGGTCATTCATCTCGGCTCTATTCCTAAACGCTTATTGGAGCATAACGACCAAGTCGCGGCCCATAACGCGCAATTCGAGCGCGTTGTGCTGAATGGCGAAGCGGGGGACAAGATCAACTTCCCGGCGCTCGACATCTCCCAAATGATATGCACAGCGGCGAAGACGCGCATGCATGGCCTCCCCGGTGCGTTGAAGGACGCAGCGGAGGCGCTGGATACACATCGCAAGGACGATACAGCGCGCGGTACCATGCTGAGTCTCTCGAAACCTCGCACCGGCAAGGTGAAGCGCTTTCCGATGTCCGAGGCCTGGGAGAAGTATGCCCATCTCTTCGCCTACTGCTTGGATGACGTGCTCGCCGAACGGGCGATAGATAGCAAGCTATCCGACTTGCCGCCGGATGAGATGGATGTCTGGCGTTTGGATCAAACAATTAACGACCGCGGCGTCCTGGTCGATGTGCCGATGATCAAGATTATCCAGGCGCTGATTGAGGAGTATCAGCGCGAGCTGTTGGCGATTTGCCGCAAGCTTACCGGCGGAGTCTATGACGAATGGGATGACGACTGGCAGGGCGGTCTGAATCCGAGCCAGCGGGAGAAGATTGCGGAATGGGTCCGGACTCATGGCTATCCGCAGCTCCTCGACATGACCGCAGATACCGTGCGGTCGGTCCTGAAGGATGAGGCCTGCCCGGATGACGTGAAGATCATCTTGCGGGTGTATTCGACGTACGGCATGAAAGCCGTCAGCAAGTATCAGACGATGCTCGACGCCATGTGCGCGGATCACCGTATCCGCGGCATGTTTCTGTATTACGGCGCCGGCACCGGGCGCTGGTCTTCCCTGATCGTGCAATTGCAGAATCTCTTCCGCCCCGTGATCAAGAATTGCGACACGGCGATTGAGACCATGCGCGCGGGTCTGAATGCCCTGCGGGAGTTGCACCCGCAGGTCGATCCTATGAAGGTCATCGCCTCTTGCGTTCGCGGCATGCTGGTTCCCAAGCCCGGCTACACGCTGCAGGCGATGGACTTCTCCGGAGTGGAATCGCGCATCCTGGCATGGCTCTTTGACGAGGAATGGAAACTCGACCTCTTTAAGCGGGTGGACGCCGATGAGACGCAGCCGGACAACTACGAAGCGGCGTACGCCATGTGTTTCGGCATGCGCCCGGAGGATGTGGAGAAGGATCAGCGCCAAATCGGTAAACCCATCGACCTCGCGTTGGGCTATGAGGGCGGTGTGGGCGCATTCGTTACGATGGCGCCCAATTACGGCGTAGACCTCAACGACCTCGTCCGCGCCCGTTCTGCGATGCCGCCCGCGGCCCTCGATTACGCGCAATGGATGTGGGACAACTGGGAAAGCAAGCGCGGCAACCCGAGCGGCCTCAAATGGGATGTCTATACGACCATTGAGGCGATCAAGTTCCAATGGCGTGAGGGCCATCCGGCCGTCAAGCAGGGCTGGAAAGACCTGCTCGCCGCCGCGAAGCTCGCCGTGAAGAACCCCGGCGCGGTCTTCATGCTCGCGAACAAGAAAATCAAGTTCCAAGTGCAGGGCGATTGGCTGCTCATGCGGCTCCCCTCGGGTCGGCGCTTGCGATACTACAAGCCGCGACTCGATTCGAAAGAACCAAAGAAGGTAATGGAGGCCCGGCTCGCCAAGGACAAGAACAGCCAGCCCGAGCTGCAGCATCTAGACCTCACATACCTCGGCATAGATACCGAGACCCGGCAGTGGCGGCGCACCGGCACCTACGGCGGCAAGCTCACGGAGAACGCCGTCCAAGCTATCGCGGGGGACCTCCTGCGCGGGGCCATGCTGCGGTTAGAGCGGGCTGGCTACTCCATCGTCATGACGATCCATGACGAGGTCGTGTCCGAAGTGCATGACGACTTCGGTTCGCTTGAGGAAGGCAAGCGGATCATGTTACAGCCCGAGCCCTGGGCTATCGGATTACCGTTAAACGCGGAAGGCTTCCGCGCCAAGAGGTTCAAGAAGTGACGACGAGCAAGCGGGTATTCCGCGAGTACCAGATTGAATCTTACTGCAAGCAGGTCGCCAAAAAGCGCGGCTGGTGGGTCAGCAAATTCGTCAGCCCGTCGAGGAGGTCGATGCCTGATGATATTTTTATCAAGCAGGGGCGCGTCTTCTTCGTCGAGTTCAAAGCGACGGACGGCGTAGTCACTGCAAATCAGGCAGCCTTACATAAGGAGCTACGGGATCACGGGGCTACGGTCTACGTCATCAGCGACCGCGAGGAGTTCATGAAGGTACTGGACACGGAGGACTTTGCCCTGGAGATGGCCGGAGGATGAGAGAACGGGGAGACTTATACCCGTATCAAAATCGAGTCGTAGAGTTCATCAAGTCCCACGAGAACTGCGCCATCTGGGTAGACCCCGGACTCGGCAAGACAGTTTCGACCCTCACCGCCTTTGCTGATTTGCGCGACGCGTTCGACGCGGAGCGGATGCTCGTCGTAGCACCGCTTCGCGTCGCGCGTCGTGTTTGGCATGCAGAGGTGCAGGACTGGGCGCACTTGCAAGGGCTCACGGTCTCGCGCATCGTCGGTACGGAGAAGCAGCGGCTTGCGGCTATGGCGCAGCCCGCCCACATTCACACGATCAACCGGGAAAACGTTCAATGGCTGGAAAACTACATCGCCCCCAATCGCAAGCAAGTGCGGCCCTGGCCGTGGGACCTCGTGACGCTCGACGAATCACAAAGCTTCAAGAGTCAATCATCTCAAAGATGGAAGAGTTTACGGCGATTGCGGAAATTGTTTCCCAGGTGCGTAGAACTCACGGGTACAGCCGCGCCCAATGGGTATGGCGATCTATGGTCGCAGATGTTTTTGCTAGATCGTGGCGCGAGGCTGGGGCAAACGGAGACCGCCTATAGGGACCGCTGGTTTAATCCGCCCGAGTTCGGCGGCTTCACCTGGACTATCAAGGAGCATGCCAAGGCCGAGATTCAGCAGGCCGTGGCGGATATCACACTCGTCATGCGAGCCGAGGATTACCTCGACCTCCCGCCGGTTCAATACAACCGCATCAGCGTGCCGCTCTCGCCGGCCATCATGAAGAAGTACCGCGCACTTTCCCGGGAATATATTCTTGAATTGGGCAGCGGTAAGCTGGTGACGGCCGTCAATGCGGGCGTCTGCCGCAGCAAGCTCCTGCAGCTCGCGAACGGCGCGATTTATGTCGATGAACGCAAATACGAGGTCCTGCACGATGAAAAGCTCGAAGCCCTCGCCGAAGTGCTCGAAGGGTTGCCCCGACCTGCACTTATCGCCTACGCGTTCCGCCATGATCGCGAGCGCCTTGCGCGCTTCATGGGAAAATTCTGCGGGTCCCACGCTCGATTTGCGTTCCTTGATAACGACCGGGCGTTTGATCTATTTGCTGCGGGGCAGCTCGATTACGGAATTGCCCATCCAGGCAGTATGGGTCACGGACTAAATGACCTGTACCGTAGCGGCGCAGAACACGCGGTATGGTTTGGCCTTACGGATAATTTGGAGTACTACTTACAATTTAATGCCCGCCTGACGGGCGGACACAGAAGACGGGGCAAAGCTATTGTAATCCATCACATATTGTGTGATGATACGCAGGACGAAGAGACGTACAGCCTGATCACGCGCAAGGGCGCGACTCAGGACGACCTAACGAGCAGTCTTGTTCGTTTGGCGCGGGAGACAACGTGAAGATTACAGTAGCCAGTTTGCTCCTGGCTTTGGTCTCGGCTTGCTCTATGCAGGACCCTCCCGAGCGGCCTCCAAACCGCTCGGAAGAGTACCGTGTAGCGCGGAAGTGCGTCTATGTCGGGCTTGTGCCCGAGACGCGTAATGGCGAGACCGTCTGCCGTTTACCTCGCTCCGATGGACAAGGAACCCATCAACCATGAGAGCGAGGTATCTATGCATCCCTATGAGGCCGTCATGCGGGCGGCCGACCAGATTGAGGCCCATCCGGACCTCTATTCCCTACACGCGGCCTGCGTTCCCACGGACCCCCGCGGCGTTGCTTGTCTGCTCGGGCGCATTGGCGCCATCGCGGGTATCGGCCTAGGCCTGGACTCCGGCGTCCGCGGGCCTGCTATGGAGGCGGTCTGCGAATACCTGGGCATTGAGCCCGTGGCTTTTAAGCGGTACAAGCTCATTGTGGGCGAATTCGAGGGAGGCGGCTGGAGCCAGTTCATTACGGAAGTTGAGGATTTTTCCCGGGAAGTCGAGTTCTTCCGGCGCCTCTTCGGTGATTCGTCGCAGACTATGGTGTTGGCGGAGATGCCAACTGCCGCCGCGTCAATGTTGCGGACGTACGCCCGCAAATATCTCCGCGCCCCGGAAATCGATTCGCTCGTCAAGAAGCTCGTTCGACGCGTCGCAGTACCGGCTGCAGTCGCGCTCGCCGCCATTCTCGTACCGCATCCTGCGCCTGCCCAGACCGCAAGCTCTGATGTCGTGCTCGCATGTCCCGGCTGGTGGGGCGTCTCGGGCGGCATCTCGACGAGCTGCACGGGCTGCAGCAAGCCCATCTGGACGAAGCCCGACGCCAATGACCCCGTCAAGACCGATGGCAATCAATACTGGAAAGCCCTCGGTCAGTTGAAGCCGACGGATCACGTTATAACGAATACCGGTAAAGCAGAGGGCAGCCTCGCCAACTGCGCCGATTCGACCAACGTCGTGAAGACCGTCTCGCAGATTTACGGCACGACTACAACGCCGCCCCCGCCTCCTCCACCGACGACCTCTGATCCACCCGGCACACTCATCTGGACAACGCCAACCACGCAATGTGCCGATGGAACACCAATCACGAATTGCGCCATATCGGGGTACCGAATTGAGTACGGCCAGACCGACTTCTCCAAGGCCGTTCTAGTCGACGCGAATACACTGAAGTACACACTAACCGGGCTTGCCGTGGGAACATGGCAGGCCCGTGTTGTTTCTATCAGCACCGATTCAACCGGTAAGCAGTACTTCAGTCTGCCGAGCAACTCCGTCTCCTTCCAGATTACGACGCCGCCTCCCGCGCCTGTCTTCCTCACGCTCGCAGGTCCCGTGTTCGAGGCCGTGTTGCCTCTTACCGGCACCGCGCTCGTAAAGGGAAATCAGGAGGGCACGATCATCGGAGGCAAAACCTGTGGCACCGAAATCTTCCTCGAAGGCACGACGAGCTACCGCAATATCCTTGAAGCAGATGCAGCCTTGGCTAGCCCAACGTACCGAGGACGCCAGCACGTTGCAGCGTGCGCAAGCGTTCCGTAGTCCAGGCGTACGGGTGTGGCTTCGCGGTCGGGGCTCGAAGCGAAAGGAGGTTCAACCGACCTACCGGTCAACGATGTATGTGATGACATCTTTCGGCATCTACAAGATTTAGAGAGTTCACATGGCGAGGAGGGAATCAGATGATCGAGTACACGCATGGCGGTCGGACATATTACGCAAGCAGACTTGCACCGCCCCAAGCCATCACGATTTTGCAAGGCATAGTCGGTTCCACGGTTCACGGGACCAATCTAGCCGGCTCGGACGACACCGACGAAATGGGTATTGTCATCGAGCCCCGCGAGTATGTCATTGGACTCAAGGACTGGGAGTCATCGACGATCCGCACACAGCCTGACGGAGTGTCCTCTGGACCGGGAGACGTAGACCTCTCGGTGCATTCGCTGCGCAAGTTCGCTCGGCTCGCGGCGGGCGGCAATCCGTCAATACTTATTCCACTGTTCATCCCGAAGGAGTTCATCCGCATCGAGACGGATATCGGCACGGAGCTGCGCCAGCATCGCGAGATGTTCCTCTCGCAGGTCTGCGGGCAGGCGTTCCTTGGCTATCTGCATTCGCAGCGCAAGCGCATGTGCGGTGAGTCGGGTGGCCGGCACGGGCGACCCCGGCAGGAGCTGATCGATCAGCACGGCTTCGATACGAAGTACGGCGGCCACATTATCCGCCTCGGGCTACAGGGGATCGAGCTGATGACGGAGGGCGTTCTGACCTTACCGATGCGGCGCCGTGATCGCGAAGAAGTGCTCGCGGTACGCATGGGTAAGACGCCCGCTGAGGAAGTCCTCCAGCGCGCCGAGGCGCTGGAGCAGCATCTCCACTCGCTAATGGAGCATAAGAAATCGCCGCTGCCTGAAAAGCCGCAATGGGATCGCATCAACGATTTCCTGTCGAAGATGTATACGCTGGCGTGGCATCGACAGGAGGCGGCCGACGCCATGCATGAGCGGCAGGCGCGAGCCGCGAACGAGGCGTGAGAGTCTGCACGGACTTCCGACCGACGAATGAAAGGGCACGGTGATGCTGTTCCGCAAGAAGATTTTCCTGACGCTCCAATCCATACTGGTGGAACTCCAGCAGATTAGGGCGCAGGTCCGACGGATCAATGAGTACCAATTCCGCACACTGAGAAGGGTAGAAGCAATGAACACAACTCTCACGGATCAACAGCAGGCCTTCGCCGCTCTGCAAGCCGAGGTCGCACGCGAGACGGACATCGTCTCGTCGATCAATCTCGCGTTCCAGGGGCTGCAGGATCAGATTAGCGCCCTCCTGAGCACACATGGCGACTCAGTGCCGGCTAGCGCCATTCGGGACCTCCTGGCGCAGCAGAAGGGCTTTAACGACGCGCTGACGGCAGCCGCCGTCGCCAATACCCAGGCCGCTGCACCGCCCGCGGGAAATGGTACTGGGGGAGGCGCTGAGCCGGCCCCCGAGCCCGCTTCAGCTTGAGCTAGACAAAAGAAAAAAAGCCGGTAGGGTTGCCCCTTACCGGCCTTTTCTGGTATCATAATGTCAAGGCGTCGATTGTCGTCCAAGAGCAAGCCGGACCCGTTTAGGCGGCCCGCAGGTCGGTCGTCTCTTCCTGTGTCATGCGGGCCTCTGAATCCGGGGACGATGGTCGACGCCTCCCCACCTCATCGAGGAGCAAGGTATATGCTCATCCTCACGAGACGCGTCGGCGAGACGGTCATGATCGGGAACGAGGTCACGGTTACAGTTCTGGGCGTCAAGGGCAATCAGGTGCGCATCGGCATCGCAGCCCCGAAGAATGTCGCCGTTCATCGCGAAGAGATTTACGCCCGGATTCAGGCGGAGCAGGTAGCTCTCGCCGCTCATCAGCGTAAGGAGGCGCCGCCCGAATGAGCGACCTACTAGAGCGAATTAGGGCCGCTCAAGTCGAGGCCGGCGAGCGCGCGGTCATGGAGGACCTGAGAGCCAAGGGGCTTGATACCGTGATACAGGCAACTCCTGGGGCCGTCCGTGGAAGCGAGGCTTCGACTACGGGCGAGGCTTCGTGGCCCCGGGAGCTGCCCACCTCAAATGAGCGCGTCTCCGATGAACGGCTCAATGAACTGGCGACATTCTACGAATCGTCGCCGTGCGATGGCTCTGACGCCGAAGTTGCGTTGGCCCTGCGCGAGCTGGAGCAACGACGCGCTGCCGAGACGGCAGCGGAGCCTCGCGATGCCGAAATCAAGCGACTGAATGAGTTGGTAGCGAATCACGAGGAAGTGCATCGCGCTCTGCGCGAAATCCTCGCGCGATTCAACTCAGAAGACACTCGTGTCATGGCTCGACGTGCGATGGAGCGCATCGAAGACTTGGAGTCCGACTGCACACGGCTACACAAGCAGTTTATGGAAGCGAAGTACGGGCCAGAGTCACCAGTGAAAACCGGGTGCATTTATTGCATGCGGCAGTCTGGCCACGATGACGGCTGCCCGTATTCATCTGAGAAAGCCGCAGAGCCTCAGTGCAAAGACCCGAGCGGATGTCCGTACGCGGCGGTTTGCACTCACAGCGGCGGCTGTCGATACGAAGCGCTTGGACTTGCTGAGAAAACAGCAGGTGATTGGGTGCCTCTAGGTGACGCCTATCCCGAGCAGAACGCTCCCATCATAATGCGCCGGACCGGTACGCCTCAAATCCCGCGGTGGGAGGTCTGGCGCTCAGCAACTTCTGCGAACCCGGCGCAGGAGCTGCCGTGAAGTCTTCCCCGGATGGATGTACCTAATCCGATACATCTTGCAGACCGCCTCCATCGCGACGAGCGGTAGGAGGCGGGCTGTATCGAGGATCGAGAGATAGCAGGCCATGAACTGCGGGCCATGCTGCTCCTGATCTAAGTCGGCCGCGATGACCCAGTGCAGGTGATGCGCTAGCTCGTGAGCCAGGACGATGAGGTCCAGGGAACCCCGTTTCGCCGGATTCAGGGTGATGATCGGGCGCTTTCCCGGGAAAGTGGGCGGAGCCCACTCGCCGGCCCAACGGCCGATATCTTTGAACACCAGCCGAGGCGGTCGTACCCCGTACTGCCGGCACACCATCCTTGCGAATCGCCGTAGCGTCCTCTGCGTGAGCGAGATATAGCCGCAAGAGCTAATCGCTTCGAACTCCATCCGGTAGACCCGATATTGCTGCGGGTCGGACTTCGGGCCGCGCTTAATCGGCCGTCGGTACTTCCTCCCCATAAGGCTCTCCCGTCATTCGTCGTTCTTCGACCGGTAGTACTGGACTGCGATCCACGCAATGCCGGCAATACCCGACAGGATGCCGACGCATACTGAGATGAACTGCAGAACGGGAAGCGCGCTCGTCATAAAGCTAATCAATGTTCCGCCACCGCTAACCGCGGTAAGCCCTCCAGAAATCTTCACCGACGCCTCACTCATGGAGCCGCCTCAAGGGCAGCGGCCCGGCACTGGTAATATTGCTGCGCGACTTCCAGCAGTTTCTGGGCCGTGGCGCCGAAAGAATTGTCACTCATTGGGGTGAGCATCGGGCACGCCGACATCACGAGCGGTGACGGGTTGGTTCGTAAGCGCGCCGTTGAGGGCGCGCATGCCGTCAGCAGAATTGACGCAACGGCTGTAATCAGGAACGGTGCGGACTTCACGCTCTAGCACCTGTCGGGTAATTTGGTGAATGGGTTTCATCTTAGCGATGGCATCGGCTACTGCGCTCTGTGTGCGCTGCTCCACCGCTGCCATGAGCTGCTCGTCTCGGGCGTGTTTCGCGACCTCGTGCTCGGCGCCGACTTTGATGCCGACAATGAACATGCCGGCGAGGGCCAGCAGTCCGGCGATAATTTTGACTGCGATGCTGTCCATACTTCACGATCCTTGCGGCGCCCGGATTGTCGCCACATGCTGGTAGGTCGCAGCGCCAATGAACACGCCGACGGTCCCGAGGATCAGGTCCCGGTAGACGTCTGGCGGGATCAGGTGTAAGGCGACGAGCGCCGTATTGGCGATCCCGCAGCCCATCGTCATGAGGAACCGTCGCCCGCCGCACGCCGTCATCATGTCGGATACGGTCATGCACGCACTCCGTCCGGTGAGAGGCTGTAATGGTTGAAATCCCGGCGTTTGAAATCCCCGCCCCAACGGTACCGGGTTCCGAGACTCTTCCACCATATCGCGAGCTGCTCATGGCCCTCGCCGTCGGTGATGTACCGGCCGGCGTCGTACAGATTCAGGTCAATTGCGAGGCGGTCGCAGTGCAAGGAGTTTGCAACGCCTGTACCGTTATCCGCGTTCTGCTGCGCTTCCTCGGGCGTGCGATAGGTCTGCCCAAAGGTCACCTGATAGCCGAGCGCACGCGCTCGCTGGATGAGCGCAGCCGCGGACTGGGTGAATTCGACCTGGAGGTCTAGAAGGGCGCTCACATGCGCAGCGCGGCCGCGAGCATGCGCGGATCACGCTGGAGGCCCATTTGCGGGACGGGCGCAGGAGCGGTGGACGGATTCCCCATCATTGGCGGCGGAGCAGCGGGAGCTGGCATGGGCTGCGCCATTGGGGCCGGCGCGGCGGTCGGCTGCATGGGAGCCGCACCATGAGCTGCAATCGCCTGCGCCACGAGCTGTTGCCGGGTCTGTCCCGGCTGCAGAGTGGGCGCTTGATATTGCGGCTGATACGGCGTGAACGTGCCGGCATCGTAATGGGGCGGATTGTAGAGCCCCAATCGCTCCTGCTTGTACTGGCTGAAGGGGATCGACTCTTTGAAAATTTTCGTGAAGAAGTTCATAGCCTAGTTGTAGGTCAGGATAGCCGGGTAGGTGCTGAGATTGACAAAGCCGAAGTTGTTAAAGCCCCAATTGGCGATACCGTTCACTCCGCCAATCCATGTATAGGTGAACGGGACTCGGGTAACCGAGTTGGCCGTAATATCCTTGATGTAATTAATCCCGGGATCGGACGGGAAACCCCAAAGCTGTAGAAGCCCAGTGCCCGCCGTAACGTCGTAGAACTCCTTGATCGTGCGGCCGTTGGGATCAACCGCGTTAGTGATGGAGCCGATGACGAAGTTATTGGCGGAGTATCCCTTGTCGAAAGTCCCGTCCCCGTTATTGAACTGACCGGCGGTGATGCTGAAGCTATGCGCGGAGGTGTATACGAGTCGCGAGACGCCGCCCCCGTCCACGACCCAAACTTTCTTGACTTGGCGCGAGACGTTACCGCCGTCGACCGCATAGATTTTCTTGACGAGCCGGGAGACGTTGCCCCCGTCGACTGTATAAATCTTCGACATTAGTAATAGAAGAAAATCTGACCGGCACTGCCAGAGGGCGTGGTACCGGGGTCCGAGGCGATGGTTACGCCCTGCAGACTGCCAATGAGCGGCAAGCGGTTAGCCGATACTGTGCCGACCGTGATTTGGTTGCCGTTGAGAGCGAGCGCAGTTTGGTGCTGCGTGACATTCGATTGGCGGATTTGCGCGTCCGCAAACTGACCGGCATTGATGATACCGGCGTTGCGGATACTCACGCCGCCATATGTCACGTCCACTCCCGCGAGCTGAATCACATTAGCCGAGGTCAGGGTGAGATTGCTCAACTCGGCATTAATGGCCAGGGCGCCCGATTCGAGCCCCTGCATGTAGCCAATTCGCGTCGAGCCATTGAGGCGATACCAAGAGATGTACGGATTGCCGCCGGAGTTGTCTCCCAGGCGAATCTGCTCGCCGTTGGCCTTCAGGAATTGCAGCGTCGTGAAGATGTTCCCAGCATTGATCAAGGCTGCATTGCTGAAAGTGCCATTCTGCGTCGCCAGCGTTCCGAGGCCCGATACCTGACCGCTCGGAAGCTTCTGCGGATTTAGCAGCGTCCAGCGCCCGCCGCCAGCGACTGCATACACGAGGTACGCCGGTTCGCCGGTCACGAGGTCGCCCGGTGAGAGCGCCGTGCCATTGTACTTGACGATGCTCTTTGCGCTGAGGCCGTTCAACGCGAGGGTAGCTGCACCCGTGTTGTTCCCAATCGGAACAAGGGTAACGGTCATCCCAGCCGTGTAGGCCGAGATGGAGGGCGTCAGAGCGCCCGTGATCGTGTCGGTCCCGGCAATAGCTGAGATGACACTCGCCGCGTCATCCTGGGTCTGGCCCACCGAGGCGTAGTGATTGCGCGCGCTGCCATCCGCCACGCCCGTATGCTTGAATCCGCCCATAGGCAGATTCGCAGTCGGCGTCGTCTCGCCGTTGCGGGCAATGGAGGCGGTGAGCGCGGCCACAACATCCGAGACGAGGTTATTGAAAATCGTCGAAGAGATGGTCGTACCAGTCTGCACCGGCTGGCCGGCCGGTGCGCTGTAGTTACCCGAGCCGTCACGCGGCATGGATGCTCCTAGTTATTATTGAGGGCCGGTGGTCTCGGCGACGCCGACGGGCGTAGCGCCGTAACGGCGTAGGACATTGGCGAGCTGCGCGGCTTCCGGGCTTTGCGGGAGCATGCCCTCGCGGAGCAGGTTCGCAATCATCTGGCTTCGCAGACCGCGCGATACGAGCGGCGCGGTCAGGAGCGCACCCACGGTACCGAGGCCTGCGCCTTCCGCCCCGCCTTCGTGCGCCCCGACGGCAGCGCCCGCACCGCCGAGCAAGCCCTGATAGAGCAGAGTGTGCGCGGTCTTGCTGGTATTCGCCTGCTTCTGCTTCAAGACATCCTTGCCGAGCGACGCCAAGTCCTTCAGGTCCCCGCCGGCTCGCGCCATATTCTTGCGGCCGACCTGATTCTTGATGGCGTTCCAGAGCTGGACGCCCGAGATATCGCCCGTGTCACCGCTGCTGTTCGCCAGCGCCTGGGACACCGTCTTGAAATTCCCGTACTGGGCTTGCGCCTGCTTCCAGGCCTTCAGCTCATCCGGGCTCAGGCTCGCCTCGATGGACTCGTCCACCGCATCGCGGATATCGCGCATGGCGTCCGTTACGCGCTTCGGCTTTCCTTGCCGCGCGAGGTCGTTCTTCTGCTCGGTCAGCGCGGAGCGCAGTTGCTGTGCCTCCTCGCCGCTCATCTTCGCTTTACCGGCGAATTGCGAGCGGGCATCAGCCACCATCTGCTCAATCTCGGGCGAATAGGTAAGCCGATTCGCCGGATCGTTGCCGGCCTCAATCTGCCGCAGGACTTGCTGCATCTTCGGCGTGATGTCGACCGGCTTACCGGCGGCGACCGTTTCGAAGCCCTGCCCGAGCCGCTTCGCCGCCTGATCCATGATCGCCTTGCTGAACTGACCGTCGGGCAGGTCCTGGCCGAAGGTGCTCGCCAGCGCCTTGTTGTAGGCGTCGCGCTGTGCCCGGTCGAACGCCTCGGCGCCCGAGCCCGGGAATGCGCTCGTGGCCTCCTTCAGGTGCTCCAACGCCCGCCGGCCCGTCGCCTGGGCGGCGTCCAACGGGATACCGTATTGCTTGGCGAGGTCGACGAGCTTATTCGCACCGGCCTTCATGGCGTTCTTGGCCGGGCCGAGCACAGCCCCTACCGCCTTACCGGCTACCGGCAAAGCGGCGCCTACGGCGCCCCCTACAAGGGTATTGAGGCCCTGGCTGTCATTGGTAGGATCGAATTGCGAAGCGCCCGCTAGGGCTCCCTGGACGGCCCCAGAGGCCACCCGCGCACCGAGCCCCGCGCCTGCCCCGCCAGGGACTAAGGCGAGCGGGGCCGTGGCCGCCACATTGCCGGTGAGCCGGCCGGCGTCGAAGCCCGCATTCGGGCCTCGGCCCTTCTCGTAGAGACCGATTTCATCGTTGACCTGCTTGGTATAATCGGCCGACGGGTCAGTCTGAGCGTACTTTGCCTGGAGCTGCGCGTCCGTGAGACCTTGATCCTCCGGGCCGGCGTACGCGCGCAGCTCCTGAATCGAAGGCAATACCGGACCGCTCGGCTTACCCGGCAGAATGGCTTGCTTAATCCCCTGCGCGACATCCATCGCACCGCGGCCGACGCTCTCAAGGAAGGTCGGCTTCTCCTGCCGGACCGTGCTCGACGGATCGAGCGCCGCCTGCTTCTCCGCGGCGTATTGCTGCTGAAATGCAGCAAGGGCCTCTTCCTGAGTGCCCTCGCCCTCAACTAGATACGTATGCCCATCGGGGGCGGTGATTCGATATTTAGCCATTTAATCAGCCCGACTGATGGACCAATTGCCTTTGACGACCGGCGCACCGGGCGTCGGTGGCGTGAGTCCCTGATCCGCCTGGGAGCTTTCAAAACCCTTGAGGCGCATCGCTGCCGGCGAGAGCCGCTTATTGAACTCGTCTTCGGACAACCCTGTCTGCGTAATCCATTCCCGCCGCTTGCCTTCGAGCTGGCCGCCGATAAGGGTTCGCAATCCCTGCAAAACGGAGGCCAACTGTTCGGGACTTGAGGCCTTGCTCAACTTCGCCAGCGCTTCCTGGCGGTCCGACTCCGCACCGGGGCCGCCAGTAATGCCTTTGACAATCTCGCCCCGAATATTGTCCTTCAGCGCCTCAAACGTGCTCGGCGGTGCCTTACCAAATTGCTCTTTGAAGAAGTTGGTGAGTCGGTTCAAAGCCTGCGTGTCATGGTTCTTCAACGCCTCGCCGGCAGCTTCCAGCGTTTCGAGGTGATCCGAGAGCACCGAGAAGCTCGTCACTGTCTTGCCGGCCGGCTTATCCGGGCCGAACGCGCGCAGCGCTGCCGCACGTGCCGGGTACTTCGCTGCGTCGTAATCGGGGTGATTCTCTAGCAGCTTATTCCAGACGAGCACGTTGTACGGATTCCGGTTGTTCGTGCTCGGCGGTGCCTTCTGCAGATTGGCAATAGCCTCCGCATCGCGCGCCGCCATTGCATCCATAGTCGGGCTAACACCGTTCTGGAGCTGTGCGAAAGCATCGTTCGGCGGCTTCTCATACAGCTTCGGTCGGCCCTGGGCTTCCCATTCCGAGCGCGGAATGGTCTTGTAACCGCCCTTACCGTCATCGACATTGACCAGCGCACGGTCTGCCTCGGGCGGTTTGTACTGCTTCGGCAGGCCCTGCGCGAGCTGCGCCCCGGTGCGCGGATTGACGAGGATATCGCCCTCGCCGAGCTTAACCGGGTCGGGCACTTTCATATCGCGTTCGAGGCCCTGCTGGCTAATCGCCGCGGGCACGCCGCCGAGCTGCAAGCCCTTAAGGTATGCCGCCATTTGATGATTGCGCATATCCGTCTCGGTCTGCTGATTCGCATCCATCACGGATTGCTGCGTCGCCTGATGCTGGCGCAATTGCTGGGCCAGCGCAGTCGTATCGATCTGCGACGGATCGCTCGGCAGTTCATACTGCGCAGTCGGCGTAACCGGCGATAGCGCATCCGCCGGGGAGACGCTATTGAGGTCCTTGAACCATGCCTCCGCATCCGCCTGCTTCTGGTCCGCAAGCTTTTGGGCGGCCTTGTTGGCTCGATTCTCCTCGAACGCTCCGCCGACGATGTTTGCAATCTTGCCGAATTGCTGCCACGGCGAGATAGGAATGACATATCCGCCCGCGGTTTGCGTAATCTGGTCGTTCGGGATATTGCCGCTGTCGCGCAAAGCCGCCGCGATCATCTTCTGACGCTGGATTGCTTGTTCTTGTAGATCGTACTGGCTCATGGCATTCCGATGGCGGTATGGAGGGGCGCGGACTCGCGGTCAATCACGACCGCAATCTCACGCAAGCGTTTCTGGACTTCAGCATATGGGCCGGGCGGGAGATTCCGAATCCGGTTCACGTTGCGAGCGAGATAGCCCGTGCAATGCATGCAGTCATGGCTCTCCAGCTCCGACGCGTAGTGCTCAGGAATCTTGATATGGTTCTCGCGCAGATATGTCTCGACTTGCGCCTCCGACCATGTTTCGAGGGGCAGCACATATTCGATTCCATCGATCACGATCCCATCGCGACAATGCGGATTGGTATGCTCCTCATCATTGCGCTGACCGCGAATGATCTTTTTGATACCGAGGAGCTTCATTGCCTGATAGAGCGGCTGCCAAATAGAGCGGCTGCAACAGTCGTAGGTGCTCTGGATGAGCGGACCGGCGGTCTTCACGAATTGGCGGCCGAAGATGGTTGCGTTGATCGGCACCACGTCCGACGGGTATCCGTGTTGCTCAATTTCCCGGGAAACTTGTCCCCGGAGGATGAGGAAGTGCGGAATCTGCGCCGCAAGCCGATGCATATCCCGCACTACTTCCGGGTAGCTGTCCCCGGCGTCGAACCAGACGACGATGATCTTATCTAGCTGATCCCGGTACATGTGTAAAATGGCCCGAGAATCCCGGCCGCCGCTGTATTGCAATGCCGTCGTGATGCCAAAGTCGCTCATTTGCGCATCCACTTCGAAGCCGGCTCTACCATATAACGGCCATCCTTCGGCGCGCGCCAAGGATCACCGTATACCTTCGAATGAAAACGGCGGTCATAGTCCGGAAAACCGCTAGCCAACAAAGTTCGCACGGAACGGCGCTCGCGGCGATGCTCGTCGACCTTGAAGGGCTTATCGCTGCGGGCCGTCGTGACGCCAATAAATGGCGACTTCTTGCGGCTGCGACTCATCAGAAAATAGCCGCGATCCCCGCGGCCAAGCTCACTGCCGTTTGAGAGTTCTGATTGTTCTGGGCAATCTGCTGATTGTAGAGGTCGAGCGCATTGTTGGCTTGCGCCTGACCGGCAGCGAATACCGGCGCAGGCGCGGGGGACGCGACACTCGGCGTATTGGCGAATGACGGCGAGGTAACCTGCGTGCCCTTGAGGAGCGCATTGTACTCATTCAACGGCAGGCTCCGCAGGTACGCGGCCTCGTCCAGCCCCGCAGCGCGGCTGCTATTCTGGAAGTTCCCTGCTGCAATGCTATCCGCGAGGCCCTGCGATTCTGTCGCATTGTTAAAGCCCATCGCCTTGAGCGCGCTGTCGAGGTCCTGCTGGCTCGTGGCATTGGCGAAAGTCCCCTGTGCACCAATCTCGCTCACGCCCTCACCGCGGGCCTTCAACGCATCGGCGAGGAGCCGCGATTGCTCGGCGCCGCCGCCCGTGATAGCACGGTCTCGCGCATCGCCATAGTCGGCTTGTTTCTGCCGATAGAAGTCGTTCATCGCATTGGTGAACGCCTCGGAGCCCTGCGTGATGCCGGAATTGACGAGCTGATTCCGCAGTTGCTCCTCTTGCTGTGCATACTGCGGATCGAGCCGCGCCGTCGACTGCCGATAAAGCGCGTCCTCTACTTCCTGCTTCTGGGCGCCGTACTCGTCGCCAGTCGGGAGCTTGCCGAGGCCGGAGAAATCCAGCGTCTTGACCGGTGCGCTCGTATTGCCGGTGTAGATGTCATAGTTCGGCGTATTGACGCTATTGACACGAGCCGGGGCGCCGCTCGTATCGAAGTTGCTCCCCATGCTGCTCTGAATCCGGCCGAGCGCGGAGTTGGCAGTGTCTGCCAGGGAGAGCTGGCCAGTCGTATTCTTGTCGAGCAGCGCTTGCTGATCCGGTGAGAGCGTGACTGTGCTATCCCACTGATCCGGGTTGCTCGTCGGCGTGTAGACCAAGCTGCCATAGGGCGTATATTGATTGACGCGATTAAGCTGCGCACCGACGCGGGCCGCGTCGATGTTCGCTTGACCTTGGGCCGAGGCCTGCTGGCCGTAATCGACCGGAGGCGGGGAGGCCGGAGCACTTTTTCCCATTATGGAGCCTTGATGATGTTCGGGAGGATCGACGGCTTCGGGTACCGTTCTTCGAATTTCTGTTTCGTCATGACCCACACGCAAATGTCGCCGCCACCCGGTGCGGCGTCGTCCATCCAAGATTCGACCGTAAAGCCGACCTTGGGAACGAATTCCATGCTGCGCTCATTCTTCTCATCGACGAGCGCCGTAACTCGCTTGCAGCCCAGAACGTTGAAGGGATGCGCGAGGAGCGCCCATCGGAAGGTGCGCGTGCACCATCGATGTCCGGGCTCGGCGGCTACGTCCATGAGCACGTTCGGGCCATTCCAAAGTTGGTACGTGCATCCGGCAATGATACGATTGTCTCGCACAACGCCAATGGCTTGACCTCGTGCCGGGGTCCAGCGCGAGTTGAGCCGCGTATGGACCCATGTGCCGACGATGTCGTCGTAGCCGACGAGAAGAGAATACAAGCTATACCCTGTATTTCGCGCGTCATTTACCGTCTAAAGACGGTTAGAGCACGCCGCCCGGTTGATAGAGGTAGTCAAACGCACTGACGCGAATCTGCGCGTTGTTCGTAGCGACCTTGAGGCGCGGAGCAATGGCATAGCCCACGCCGGTTGCACCGTACCAGTCCTTATTGATCGTGGTACCGCCACCCCAGACTGCGCTGTCCCAGAGACCGGAGTCCCAGAGTGATCCGCCGCCGGTGGGGAATGCGACGACGCCTAGTGGCGTAGTGATCGCAAAGTCTGTGTCCACGCCCACGAGCATTTGACCGGGATTCGTGTCCCACGCGATCACGGGCCGCAGCATCATGATTTGCTTCAGGCCGTCGCGGTTACCAAAGTAGTCGAACGCCCCGGCCATGTCACCGACAATCTGCGCGCCGTTGTCGGAGAGACCGTTCCACGCGTGACGAACCTCACCGGCAGTGCCGTAATACAGCCCACCGTTGAACACTTCGAAGCAGTTGGCGTACCAGCCTGTAAAGTTAGCCCATGCGCCGGTCGTCGTGTTCATCACGAATTGCTGCTGCTGACCGACGGCGTTCGGCACATTGAGCAACAGCATGCCCGCTTCGCTAAACTGCGTGAGCTGCCAACCGAAATTCGCACCGTAGGACGACGCAGCCGCGGTGACTGCACCGCTGATGCGATCACTAATCGCAATGGCCGAGTTGGTGCGGCCCGACATGAAGGCTTTGGACGCCGGAATCACGCCGTCGACCGTAATGATCAGAAGATCAGGGCCGTATTTAAGCGTGCAGCGGCGGCCAATCGGTGCGGCGATGTTGTAGATACCGACGAGGGCGAAGGTCGATGCGCTCGTGGGGTCCGTGCCTTGATAGACTGCGACCTCGCCTTGCGAGCTAATGAAAACGGCGAGGTCATCGAGGCCGTCGCCACCATCGACGGTCCAATTGGCCATCGCCATTAGGTAGCCGCCCTTTTTGAACACGCCGGACATGTCGAACTTCGTCAATGCCCCGGTCATTGCGCCTGCGGCGCTGTACCACGCGTTAAAGCTCGCCGTTTCAACGTACCAGCATCGCTGTTTGAATACGTTGACGTTGGTGAGAAGCGTCGAGGTGACCCCGGTGATAGCCGGCGTGCTCGCACCGTCAACGGCTGTCCAAGTCGTGCCATTGTAGAGCAGCGGCTTGTCTGCGCCGTTGACGCAGATAATGAAGTTGCCGCCTACCGTCGTGAAATTGGTCGTTTGCCAGCGGCCATTCGTCAATGACGAGACAACTGCAGCGCCCGCGGCGCCCGCCGTGCTCACATCGAATAGCTTAGTCGGCGTGAATGCAAAGAGCTTGTTGCTGCCGGTGGTCGGTCGATAGGAGACGAGTGTCTCCACCTGCGCGCCGGAGTCGATGCCCGTGACATGCTGCGTCACGCCTTGCCGCAGGATCACATCCGAGGTCAGCGGAAAGAAGTTCGTCAGCAGCGCGGCATCGCCCTTGCGCATGGCGGCCACGGAATCGCGCGCATTCCAGCCCCGAGTGGGAGCCGGAACGCTATAGGTGCGCGAGACTTGCCCGCGATTGAGGCGATAGGCGGGGCGGCGCATCAGAGGGGCCAGTTACCTTTCGAGACGATCACGACCGGCGAGAAATCACTGCGCGGGCCGTTCATGTTTACGGTGCGAGCCGTCTTATTGTGCGCCATAGCATCGAGAACCATGTTCTCATAGCTCGCGAAATCCTCGGCATAAGCGAGCCCCTTAGCCTTCTTCCATCGCCAGCTCAGGCCCGTCATGAAAATGTCGGAATCGAGTAGCGGAAAGTCATCATCCGCGCTGAAGAGTCGCCGGAAGAGGTCGCCATTGGCGTTGCTGACCCAGTTCTCGGTCTTATACTCGAACGCCACGAGCTGACCGACGGCCGGCGCCGGCCAGAAAAGGAGATTGCCGCCACGAATTCGATACTGTGCCCACCAACCGGTGCCAGCGGTGGTCGCCTTTAGGCCCTGCCAGCCGCTCGGGGTGAGCGGGCCGGGAGTCGACACGAGGGTGGTGCGATTCCACATCGTGTCATTGATAATATGCTTCAGGCCATCGGCGGTCGCCGTGATTGTACCGGCAGCCGGCGTCGCCGGAATCCGATTCCCAATGATCTTACCCTGATCCTCGGTGGCGAACGTCGTGAAGGTAGCCTCGCGAATGAGTTCCTGCCAGTCGGTGCGCGCACTCAGCTCCTTGCCTTCCTCATTCGCGAGTGAGACAAGCTGCTGGACTTGAACGTCCGTGGAGCCCGTGGCCGTGCTGGGCTTATTCAGCCCAATCCGGCCGCAGACCTCGCGAACGATAGTGAGGATCGTGTCAGATGCCATTAGGAGAAATCATCCTCGGGGGTGACGGTCTTCGGCTTGTTGACGATGCCCGCCGCCATCGCCGAGAGCCGCGCCTCCAGCGCCTTGATGCGCTCAGAATCGGCCTCGGCCTTGGCCCGCAGGACTAGGACTTCTTCAGCGACCTTGCCGGTGTTCTGCGCAGCTTCCAGCCATGCCCGTGCCTTCTGTTGCAGCTCGCGTGCACCAATGCCGACGCGGCCAATCGTCTCCTCGTTTGCCGAGGCGAGGTCTTCGACGGTGCGGCATTGCGCATTGAGCAGCGCGTCCGCCATTGGCTTCGAGATGGCCGGCCAGAGGCGCACATGGGTGCCCTGCACGACAGTGTCAACGCTGCGGTCTTCCTTCCATGTCTTGTACGCTTTGCGATATGCGTCGACCCATTCGGGCCGCATATTCGGATTGCGCGGCAACGTTTCCAGCCACTCCTCCGCGAGCTTTTCGACCGAATCCTTGGAGCCGGCTTGACGGATGATCACGAGATGCACCGGGCGGGAAACGTAGCGGCCCTGTTTCAATGTTTCCTCGCGGTCCTCCGCGTAGTCTTCACGAAACTGAATGTAAGGCGGGCGGCCGGGTGCGTCATTGAAAGCGACTGTCATGGGAAGTTATTCCTATGGGGTTGAATGGAGCTTTTCGCGAAGCCCACTTTCCCGGGAAAGGGCGTGGACTTTGAGAAAAGCCCGCCCGGCGTGGCCACACCGGGCAGGCTTGAGGGTGCTGGTTTGGAAGCCAGTCTTGTTGTCGAACGAGGGTTAGTCGTTGGTCGCGATGCCGTCCGTGTACGGCCGGTGAATCTCGCACTCTGCCAGACCGGCAGACGGGGTACCGTCAGCCGAAGCGAACTTCGCGAGATGGACCATATAACCGTCGTTGGTGGCATCGTCCACCTGACCGCCGGTTGCGGTTGCCCACACTGCCGCGTTGTCCACGACAGTTGCCGCCTTCACGATGGCCTTACCGCTGATTTGATACCAGCCGTACTGATTGGCCACGTTCGCCGACATTGCAACGGCGCAGGGGCCGATGCCGTTGGTTGCGAGTAGAGCAGTCGTCCAGTCGTCCGCGTTGTAGTTGACGACCGAGCCGAGCACGGTCGACGCTACGCCCTTGAGATAGATGAACTCACCGGCCCCGTAGACCGGATCGTACGCCTCCACGATGGTGCCGAGCGCCACTTTCTGCACGGTGTCCGTGTCAGTGATGACCGGGTAGCCGATGCGGGTGTTTTGGATTGTGTAAGCCATGTTTCCTCCTTTAGGCCTTGGCCACACCCATCAGCGAGCGATTGCTGATGGTCATGTTGCCCTGGAAAAGGATCGGGATGACAATGGCGTCCTGATTGACGGACTTCATCTCGGGCATGATTTCCATGTTCGCGTCCTGATGGACGACCATTTCCATATAGTCCGTGTTCAAGAAGTAGGCGTGATTCGACGGAATGCCGCTCGTCGCGGTGTCGAAAACCACATCCGCATTCTTGTACTTCAGCGAGACGAATCCGCCGGTTGCGCCCTTCGCGGAGTTGTCGTCCGAGGTGTAGCGCTTCAGCGAGGTCTGGCTGGTTTCGTAGAACGTGAAGTAACCGAGGTCCGCCACGATCAGGTCGACTTGATCCGTGCCGCGGGTGAGCTGGTTGTACAACTGACCGAAGAACAGTTCAATCGTGGTTGCCGACGGCGTGATCGCGGAGCCGATGAGCGGAGCCGCTGCCGACTGCACCACACTCTTCCAGAACGTGTATACAGACGAGTCGATGCCGCCGACCGTGCCGGTACCGGTGTCCGAAATCAACGCCTGAATGCCGTTGATCTGGTTGGTTGCCGAACCGTCGCTGTAGAGGTCCAGCGAGAGGCCGTTGGCGAAGGTGCGCTGCGCGTTCTTCACGCGAGCTTTCACCAGATTGACAATGCGGTTCTCACCGCTGTTGGTGCGGATGTCGAGACCCGAGGCTGCCACATTGACGGCGACTTGCCGCCACGGGAATTCCACCGCGGTCAGCACATCGCTGGCCGAAATGTTGAGGGGATCGAAACCGCTGTACCGCTGATACGTGCTGTTCTGCGCGTAATCGAGCGGCGTGACAATGGACAAGCCGCCGTCTTCGAGACGAGTCTTGCCCTTCGCCGCAATGCGCCGATAGAGCGCGTTGTGGCGAGAGACGTTGTCTACCACTTCCTTTTGATGCAGACGATAAGTCGTCGACACCAATTCGGTGAACGTGGTAAACAGCGCGCTTTGGCCGGGAGAGGTCATAAGCTAGATGTTACCTTTGTGTTGTTGTTTGGAACTTGTTAGGACGCGCCCTGACGCGCCTTGATTGCTTTGAGGGTGTTGCGAATGGTCGCGTCCATGTCAGTGCCCTTCAACACAGGCTGGCTCGGGAGTGATCCGCGAGTCTGCACGTTCGTTGCAGCGGCTTTCTTGGCGGCGGCTGCTTTATCAGCCGCACGTTTGCGTTGCGCTTCCTGCTGTTGTGCAAGGAGCTTGGCGCGCACTGTCGGGTTCGCATAGCAGGCGTTGTCGTACGCCTCCTGTAACGTTTTGGCCCGGCCACTTTCGAGCAACGCAGCCATATCTGCGCTCACTTCGTCGAAATTCTCATGGCCCGGCGCGCCTTTGAACGCGTCGATTTCTGCCTTGAGTCCGGCTTGTTGAGCTTCAGTAAGCTGCTTGATTTGATCCTGAGTCTTCGCCAGCGCTTCGCGAAGCGCGGGAACCTCGGGATCGTGTTGCGGTCGGGCAGCCATTGCTGCTGCCTCTTCTTCCGTGGGGACGACCGCATTCAAATCGATGTTGTATTGATTCGCCACCTCGCGAATCAGTTGGATTTTCTGCGCCTGCGTACCGCCGCGAAGAACGCTGGCAGTTTGCATCAGGTCTTTGATGAGGTTTTGCGGGGTAACCTTCGCCTCGCGCAACATTGCCGCGTAGGGCTCGATTTCCGCGTGTAGAAGCTTGCCAATATTGGCGAGCTGCTTGTACTCACCGAGGCCCTTATGGAAATCCGCCTCGCGGCGGTGAATCTCGGCCTTCACCTCGGGATCGAGCGCAGCGAATTTCGCCTGCGCGCCGGCCTTCCATGAGGTCGGTGCCTTGTCAGCCTCGCTGACAGGCTTCGCGGGCTCGGCCGGCTTCTCCTCGGCAGCCTCTTCTGCTACAGCGCCCTCTGCCGCCGGGTCGTCTGCAGGTGTAGCATTTTCGGGCGCAGCAGCCTCGGGCTTCTTCTCCGGCTCTTTTTGCTCTTGTGCCGGGGTCTCTTTGGCTGCTGCGGCCTTGAACTTACCGTCCGTGCCGCGCTCGGGTGCCTTTACGGGCTCCGCAGCGGGGCGGTGAACGGGCTCACGCCCTTCGTTGCCGGGTTTCCCCATCCGGCGGTACAGCTCCCGAACGGTGTCGCCCATATCGTCGTGGGCTTTGACCTCCGCGACGCTGTTCGTTTCCGGGGCGGGGGTGTTTGTCTCGGGTGCAGTGTTCTGTACCGGTTCTGCGCCGGCATTCTCTACGGACATGAGGACTCCAAAAGTTGTCTTGGATTTATGCGGCGTCTAGCACGCGCCGCTTGGATGGAGAAAGCTGGTAGTAAGCCCGGCGCGCCGCTTCCTCTAATTTCGCGTCGGATTCTTGTTCTTCGTAGGCCCGCTTGCGGTCGGCTTCTTTCTTTTCCTGCTCGAAGCCTTCGTACTGGCGACAACCGGAGCGCTTTAGGTCATCTCGCCGAGCGCGCTCAGTGGTGATGTATTTACCCGTTGTCGTGCTGACGTATTCGTGGCCGCCGGCTGCTGGGAATTTGACCACGCCGGCACATGCGCTAATACGCAGCTTCATTCGAGCCTTGCAGTCGGGGCAGGCTGGCGCATTATGGCGCTCGTCCATCGCACGAAAGGCGTCGCCCCAGACGCCGCAGGCTTCACACTCGTAGTCGTAGATTGGCATTACATGCCTCGGAATTTGCCCAACATCTTGTCAAAGATGCTCATTGCAACGTCGAAATTCGGCAGCTTGCGCGATACCATGTTCTGCGCGCCGGTCTTGAGGATCGCTGCAGTTCCCGGGGTTGCGACCTTGGGTGCGGGAGCGGCAGGCGCTGGTGCCGGCGCTTCGTCTTCCACTGCAGCCGGTTCCTCGTCGGCCTCTGTCGGCTGCGGGTAGAGCCGCTGATACATCTCGCGCAGTGTCGCTTCGAGAGCCTTTTCCTGCGCGCGGCGGACAGCACGATCCGTGTCGTCATACCCCGCGTGTCCGCCGCCACCGCCCACGGGGTCCGGCGGGAAGGTCGTCCCGGGAACTTCCGGCGGCGGTTCCTCCGGCGGAGGAATAGGCGCCTCCACCGTCAGAAGCGCCGTATCGCTGACCGAGCCGGCAGAGTTGGTCCAATGCACGGTAAGGGCGACGACGCCCGGGAAAAGCGCGGTGCCCTTCAGCAATGCGCCGTCGAACGTGAGCCCGAGGAGCGATGTGCCGTTGACGGTGATCGAGGTCCAGCCTGCGGCGTAGTTGCCGAAGTTAATCTGGACTTCATCGCCGTACAGGAAATCGTAGTCCGGCAATGCCGTAGTGATCGAGGGCGGCAGCACAGGCGACTGCAATGTCTCGGTGGCGCTGGCGCTCCAGCCGGTTCCGTCATTGACGGAAACAGTGAAGCTGCTCACCGAGGCGAGTGCGCGAAACGCGCCATTGCTGAAAATGTTGACGTTGGGATCAGTCCAACGAATCTGCTCGCTGCCGTCGAGGTCCGCAGACGCCGTGAGACGCAGCGTCGAATCCAGCAGCCCTGGCGCAAGGTCGGTGTAGAGCGTGCCGGCAGCCGGCGACATTGGCACGTCGGTGGTCAACTGCACGCCGCTCGGGTCCACGACGACGAGCGGATACGACGTTCCGTATTTCTTCGTGCCGAGGCTCGCCGTGCAAGTAATCGTCGTGCTGTTGTTCGCAGTGACGGTGACCGCTTCGCCCTTATGCGTGACGGTCGGCGTACCCGGGCTGAAAGCACCAGTGATCGTGAAGCTCTGCCCATCCTGCACAAGGCTAACGCCGTCGATACGCGGCGAGACGACGGACGAGAAATCTAAGACCTGGACCGTGTACTCGCTGTTTCCGTGGCTAGTGCTTTTCTTAGCGAGCACATTCGCAAGGTTCGGCAGCGAGAACTGCGTCATGATCGCCGGAACGGCCGTGGAGTCCGCCGCTTCCGAACCCATATAGCCGATAATGGCTGTGCTCGTCGCGTCTACTGGCTGCGGCAAACCATCAATAGGAATCGTTTTAGAATCCGCATTGTTATCGCCCACTGCCGTAAAATCGGCCACGCCATCCACTACACCAAAGCGCGTCACGCGCAATTGCGGATTGCTAATGACCCACGAGAGGGTTTGCAATGGAACCGATGCGTTGCGCGTCTTCAGCCGATGCCGCAATGTCGTTGCGTTCGGCTGCCAAATGTAGAACGTATTCAGGTCGTTGTTTGCCGAGTTGATCGGATGCATCGACGACGTGACGACGAAGCTATTATTCGGCGAAACCGAGCTAATCGTCGCATCTTCATTGGTCGAGCTGGCCGCGAAGGTGTGCGCGACTTTCTGAATCGTCCAGTTGCTGCCCGTGAACTCCATGACGCGATACGCGACAACCGTATCCGAGGCGCTCGAAGTCGCGCGCTTCGCGCGCACCACAATTGCGGTACCCGTATCCACGAGGTCGGCGTGGACCGAATAGAGGCCCATGACGTTCGAGTTATGCGTGCCGTAGCCGTAAGCAAAGACGACGCACTTAGTAATATCGCTAATGCCGGTGATGGCGTTCGAATCAACGGTAGATGCACCATTGGCGATATTCATCTTGCCCGCGCCGCGCAGCACGACGGCGTTCGGGCCGTTCGAAGGACCGCGGTACTCTACGAGCCACGTCGCTTGCTGATTGTTGCGCGCGACGCCAGACGTGGCGCCGTCATCCTCGAACCGGACAGTATCGTTGTCAATGAGGGTCGGCAGACCGAAAGTCTTGCTGAGACCGTCGTTCATTGAACCGGTCGTGCGGCCAATGCCCGTCGTCGTGTGCGGGTAGCACGCCGGCAGGAAGAATGCCCGGCTGACATCGTTCACGGCGCACGTCTGATCGTTCGTGCTCTGGCCGGAGGGGATGACGCCGGAAACAAAGCTGACGTTGAAATCGCTCACGCCGGCACCTCCAGCACGATAGCCGCATGGAAGGGCTTGAGCGCCAGAGAGCCCGCCGTGTAATCACGACCGCTATTGAGCGTCGGCGTCTGACCGCGCGTCTTGCGCCCGGTCTTCGGATTCACATAGTTAACGCAGTCGAAGTACTGCCATTTCTTGCCCGCGCGCGGCGCCGGCAATTGCACGGTCACCGCCGCATCTGCGGTCGGCCATACGCCGGCAGTCGGCTGATCCATACGCGCCACAACGATGCCGTTTTGGAACTTCGTCCAATAGAACTGCGCGGCTCCATTCGTATAATCGGGGCTGCGCAAGCTGAAAGTGGCCGTCGTCTCATTCAACGAGCCCATGCTGCGCGTCGCGAGCGGCGGTCCGAGATAGACATCCAGCTCGTCGACATAGAGCGGCTTCTCATGCGACACATTCAAGCAGACCGAGACGCGCTCCACGAGTAAACATGCAACAGTCATGAACCGACCGAAGGTGTAGTCGTCCTGTGTCCACGCAATCGTCGAGCTGCGATCCGGCGCGTCGCCGTTGCCCATGATGAAGGTGCGACCCCACACCGAGTCGCTATCCTTGCCCATCATCTTGTCGGTGATAGCCATGCGGCGATACGCGGTCGTGCACGAGCCGCCGGAGCTAACCGTATAGTTCTTGTTCGCATCCGACGAATGGATACCAAACTGCCGGTCGAATCCCTCGAACAGCACGCCGGACCATTGGCCATAGAAAGGATGTTGATTCAGCGGCTTCGGCGGCGCCCCGAGGAAGGTCGTGTCCTCGTAGTCGAATGCCCAACGCGCCGCATTCGGGATCATGTCCCAATTTGCGCCGAAACGCGCCTTACCGCTCGCGCGGAAATTCAGGAGACCCTGCGCCCAAAAGCGACCGCCAGCCGTCGAAGCCGCACTGTAGTCATCCGGCGTATCGGTGACGCCGTTGCCATCCATATCAATGTCTTTGACACGCGTCGCGCCATTGTTGATATACACCGCTGGCAGACGTGCCTCGGCATTATCGACATAGAGGGCGTTCGGCGAATACGTGTCAAGGAAGTTCGCAGGCGTGCCGGCGTTAAACTGCGTATCAATGCTGCGCCAATAGGCTTGATCGTAGCGCTCGCCGAGATTATTCAGGCCTGAGACGCCCGTCGCCATGTTGCACGACCAATAATTGGTCGTGTCGAAGGCGTCCTCCGTCTGCTGTCCGCCGGTACGGCGCGTATACCAATACGGCTTGCCGTTCGCACCGTTGATCAGATTAGTAACAATCTCCATCGCATTGTTCTGCGGCGTGGTGATTGTTTTTAGGGCCGTACTCGGGATGGTATACATCACGAGATTGCAGCCCGGATAGTTGTTCTTGATGTAATCCAGGCCCGTCGCGCGCAAGCTAAGACGCGCGTTGGTCGGGTAGAACCATTGGAAGACTACGAGGTCCGTCTCGCCGACATAGTCGCGCACAGAGGCATCCAGAATACCGGATGAGATATTCCCGACCGCAACCGAACTACGCATGATCGGATAGTTCGGGAAAATGCTCGTGGTCGGCGACGCGTCGGGCGTCGAAGCCACAACGACGTTCGAAGCGGCAGAGATGTTGACATTCGGCGAGTTGTCGCGCGCCTTCGCGGACACGGAGTAATTCGTGCTCGCGGCCAGACCGGTCAACGTGATGCCGGCGACGCTCGTCGCATCCTGCACTGAGAACGGCTGCGTCTGCTGAAGCGTGCCGCCCGAGGTCTGATAGAAGAAAATGTAATCTTTGACGCCTGTCTGCGCGTCAACGCTCGGGACCGAAACTCGAAAGGTCAGACTGCCCTCATTAGCGGACAGAAATAGGATGACGGGCGCGGTGGGCGGAGTCGTATCGGCCGGCGGCCCGCTGTACCGGTAGTTATCGGTCGGGTCCGGGGCGATGATCCAGGTCTTGCTATTGAGGGTCTTCGTCATGACTGATTGGTGACGCAGACTTGCCCTGTCTGCAGCAGCGGGTATCCGTTGTGATCGAGTTCGCGCGGGTTGAGCGTGGTGACAAGCTCGCCGCGATAGGTGAGGGCAAGGCCCTGGATTTTGCCGACGATGGCGCCGGCCGGATCGATGATCATTGCGCCGTCATGGCGATGCGCGAAGCCGCCGAGGAAGACCACGCGATTGTCCGCCGGCCAGTACGCAACGTAGCGCTCGCCGGTCGCCGAGTTGAACGCCGCGCCACCAATGTAGCTCGCACCGGCTGGTACCGCCGTGGCGTCGTTGAGGAAGTACGTCGGGTAGTAGCCCGTCGGCAATCCGACGGTACGGGATGCTGACTTCCCGGCGAGAACCAGCGTGCCCGGCCCCGGCGTCAGCGTGAGAGGCGTGACAACTTCGATCTTGAGCGATGGCGCATAGCCCGTGAGGACCACGGCGCCCGCCGAGGTCGCCGGCTGGCCGGCGATGATGATCGTGACGCCCGGCTGCTTGCCCGAGAGAGCCAGCGCGCCGGCTTGGCCCTGGACGAACCACGCCTGAAATACGCCCGGCTGCTTGCCGGACAAGGCCAACGCGCCCGCAGAGGGCGTCGCGGCCTGATTCGAGTTGCCTTGCGAGACAGTCGGCTGATACCCGAGGAACGCCAAATTTCCCGGGAAAGGAGGCGGGACGTCGAGCTGCTGCGACGGCTGGAACCCCGCGCCCGTCAATGCGCCTGCCCCGGGCGTAACAATCGTCGGGGTGATCGCAGAAACGCCCGGCTGATAGCCTACGAGGCTCAGGACGCCCGGCGGCGGGGTCGGGGTGCCTAGGGATAGGGACGGCTGCAAGCCCGCCAGAGCCAGCGCGGCGGCGGCCGGCGTAATGCTCGGGCTGTTCGTGCTGCTGACGCTCGCCTGCTTACCGGCGAGCGCCACGGCCGCTGCGGCCGGCGTAATGATGACCGGAACGAGAACCGTCGGCTGCTTGCCGGAGAACGCCAGCGAGCCCTGCGTCGGCGTGATCGAGGTGCCGTTAGTCGGCCAGCCCGTGATGTTCGAGTTGGGCGAGCTATTGACGTTGCCGAGCGCCGTGTCGTCCCACGGCGTGATCGAGGGGCCGCGCTGGTACGCGAAATAGCCAATGTAGCCATCGAGCCCGAAGTAGTAAGTGAAGTCCTGCCGGCGCAATAGCAGCGGCCAGCCGTCTTCAAACTTGAAGCTCGTATAGTTGCAGGTCGTCGGGTCCGTCGTGCTGTTCTTCGTCACGACAGCGTTCGAACCGAGTTTAACCTTCAATACCGCCGTCGCCGGGGTACTGACATCGATGGACGCGGCGACCTGATACCACGTGCTGGTGCTCAGTCCCGTGATTGTGGCACTGAGACCGCTGCCGCCATTATGGTTCGCCTTGACGACGAGGTCGAACGTCGAGCCGCTGTGATTCGTCGTGTAGATCGAGAAGCCGCCATCTTCATTGGCGGTCGAGCAGCTAACGAGTCGCGCGGCACCGTTGTCAACGCTGCGAATGTAGAACGCAACGGCAACGTTGATGTTATCGAGTGACTGCCCGGGAGTCGTGGCGGTTGTAGCCAGCCACGGCATCGCATGGGTATTCTTCGTCTTCGATTCGAGATAGCCCGAACCGCTCCAGTTCCCCGCATTCGGATGCCAAACGTAGTCCGTCGTCTCCGCCATAGCAGGCGCGGTGGCGTCGTCCTGCAGCGTGTACGTGCCGGTCGTAGTGCCGTAGTTCGTGACCGACGTGTCGGACGAACCGCTCGGCTCATTAAAGACTAACAGCCAGTTGGGTTGGGCAACCATCTACGACCTAACTCCAGTACGCTCGGGCGGCATGTTTCATAAAGCTCGTCCCAGCAGGCGATTTGCGCCGCGAGGAGCGAGAGGTCTTTTCCGCGACGCCGCCATGACGCACGGATATCTTCAATCGGCCGGTCAGTTGTCACTACCGGAATGGTCTTCGCTGCTTCGAGAATCGAAGGCATCGCATGCGGCCATAGATGCATGTGAAGAATGCTATCCGGCGTGGCCCGCTGGCGCTCACTAAGGGTCACGGTGTGACGCTTGGGCCAGCCCAGCAGCTCCAGCAGCGCATGCGTGCCGCTGTGCTCGATGGTCGCAACAAGGACCTGCATTACAGGCCCGCCGCGGGCACCTTATAGACGTATAGCGATCCCGAGATGCTCGGCAGATACACCAGCGCGGCCTGCCCGTTGCCCATGTCGCGGATAATTTGAAAGCGCGACGAGGTGAAATTGTTGTTCGAAGGCCGCGCGAAGTCCGATGACGACGGGCCGCCGCTCGGGCTCAATGTCGTCCAAACCGCGGTGCCGCCCGTGTTGATCGCTCCGCTCGTCGTCGGCAGCGCCAGCTTGTAAATCGTGCCGCTGTTGACACGCGGATCACACACGGCGATAGAGTTATTGGCTGCAATGAACTGCGAACCCGTGTCCGCACCGCCGGTCGTCGCGGAACCATAGTAGCCTGTGCCACTCGTCGCGAGCTGCGTGAAGCTGTCGTCCGAGAGCTTCCAGACCCAGATTTTCTGGTCCCAATTCGAGCCAATGACGACGCAGTCCAGCTCTTTGCAGTAGCAGCCCCAATTGGGGAAAATCGTCGGCGAGCCCGGGTTACTGCTCGACGGCACAAAGCTGCTGTTCGAGCTGAATTTCCACCACGCATAACCGGCGGACCCGGAGCCGTTACCCGTGCTGATGATCTTGTGGCGACTCTCGTCCCACCATCCGAGGCCGAAGCCGTGGAAATTATCGTTGCCGCCCGGTCCGCCCAGACGCGTCCACGGATTCGTGCTCGCGTACGGCCAGGGCGTTGACGAGCCCACAAGATCACGGTCGAAAGACCATACCTGCGAAACATTCCCACCCTGCCCCGAGACTGCGGCCGTCATGAACGGCAGCCAGACCTTACCGTCGCCGAATGTGACGATGGAGTTGTGGGTCGCCGTCGGGCGCCCGTCGCCGTAATCGCCATTGGTAGGCGGATTGCTGCCGATAGTCGGCATGCTCGCATTTGGCGTCGGGTCGGAGATGCGATACGCCTGCTGCGAACTCGACTTTACGAGGATTCCGTAAACCTCGTTGCCCGGATAGTCAGCGTGACCGCCGCAGGCGGGGAAGATCAACTCGCCATTGCGTTGATCGACGCACGCGCCGGTCCATGCATCGTTGACCGAATTGATGTTCTCGCCGCCGAGATTCGTCGCGGGCTGCGGCGAGGGCGTCGGCCATGTGCCGACACTGCGCGTGGTCCATGTGCCGTCGCTCTGCGATGTGAACCAGGACGGCGCGCCGCTGCCGCTCGAATTGGAGACACCGACCGCTTTGCCTGCCAGCGCGAGGGCGCCTGCAAGCGGCTGCCGCCCGACAGGCGCAGGCGGCAATGTGCGGTCATAATTGATGTTCCAACCCATACTAGAGGTATACCTGCGGGCAAGAAATGAAGTTGCGACTCGCGATGATTTGCGTGTACTTATGCCAAGTGCTTACAGAGGAATCGACGCGCCCCGTGTCGTACGGAGTCATCCAGAGCGAATTCGGACCGTTCGGATATTTCGGGTCCGGCGATCCGATTGCGAAATCGCGCGAGGCAAAGAGTTGCGTGTACGACGTCTGTCCGTATCGCGCGACGTACAGGTCCATCTGATTGCCAGTCGTACCGCCCGGATTCGCGTATCGAACGCGATACATGACGGTGAACCATTCGCCGACCGGCCATTGCCAGCAATGCGGCAGTCCGGCGCCCAACTCGCTATATAAGCAGAGCTGATTGCCCGCGGGCTGCAAAAACAAGTCCCCACCGCCGCCATTCGGCTCCCATAACGGCGGTGTCCCATTGCCCGTCTCGAAATAGGGGCTCGGAATCTGCCAATTGTAGGTCGAGATGACGAATTCATCATTTGTATGCGAGTTAGAATTCGCGATACCGCCTGTGATATCCAGGCCGCCCATGATGAAAATCTTGAAGCCGCCGCCGCCATTGGACGGTACGAGCCGATTCGGGCCTAGCTTGATCCGAAATTGAACATACAAGTCAGAGCTGCCGATGCCGCTCGTGTTTGTCGCGTTCCATGTCGAGTCGAGCTTGAAAATCCAAGCCGGCGTGCCGCTGGAGGCGGCCGGCACGTCGGTCTTGAGGCAGGCAGTGCCGGTCAGGAACTCGGTCGTGTCTCGCGACACGTCACCCTGACTACTGTTCGGGAAGATGCCCGCATTGAAAGTGGCCGCGTTACGGAAGTCCTCCGCATTCATGACCCCCGTTGCCGTGGACCGGTTGAGCCAGTCCTGCTCCAGAGAGGCGGCCCCGCCCGGTGAAAGAGCGGGGTTCATGCGAATGTTCCAGGCCACGCGCTTAGGTCAGCGTGAAGACGCCGGAGGCGTTCGGCGTGATCGTCAGCGTATTGCCATTGGCAATCGTGAACGCCGCCGTGGACAGCGTGACGTAACAGAGCAGCTTACCCGCGCCGGCACCCGTCGAGTTCCGAATCAGCGCGTATTTGATGTTGTTGAGCGCCGAACCGGAAGCCGTGAAGACGAGGCCAATGGTCGAGTAAGTGAACTGATACGACTTCGCCGAAGCGCCTACTGTCCATTTCGCCGTCGCCGGCACGAGATTGCGGCCGTTGGCAGCGTAGCCGCCGCGCGCCGAAATCTCACCGGGGATGGACGCAGCGGTCGAGCGCGTCGAGAGAACGAGAATTGCAGCCGACGCCGAAGCGCGGTGCAATTGCATTTTGAACACGCCAGCGCCGAGAGTAATCGTGCCGTTGCCGATATACTTCTTCGCCTTCGCGTAGATTTTCCACGTGCCTGCAGCCATTTTCTAGTTATTCTCCGAAAGGAAGGGATGCGCTCACTTTAAGAACGAATCCTGTTCGTCCGCGAGCGCTGCGCCGGTCGTCAGGATGTGGGAAATGAGGCCATCACCATAGACCTCCAACTCAATCTCGCTGCCGAGGAATTTGACGAGGTCCTGAAATTCTTGGGCCTGGGAAATCATCCAGGGATGGCACATGAATTGCCGTCCACTGACGTTCACAGGAATCACCGCTTGATTGTCATTCTCGGGCTGTGCGTACGCGTGATGGTGGCGCACTTCTTCGCCCGCATCGGGCTCACTCAGGCAGGAATCGAAGCCGAAAAGGTGGAATTTCTTGAAGCCCAGCATGCGCAGGAGTGGGATCGCACGCAGCATGACGGTTGAGCCGCCCGGCACTTGATACCACACGGAGCGTTCCGCATTCACAATCTCGCGGATCGACTCCATGCCGGTGTGCCATAGGAAAGTGCGATCCTTCGGCAGGTCGCGCAGCAATTCCGGGTGGCACTGGGAGCTGATCAGGTATTTGCAGTCGGGTACAACCGGCTGCACAAATCGCTTGTTGAATTCGCGCGAGTCCACGACGACGGTCGCGGAGGGCGTGAGACCGTGCTCCAGCGCCCAGTTATACGTGCCGTTTAGCGTGACGAGCTTTTTCCCTTCCGCTCGCATCTGCATGATGGTCGCCTCGCAGATTGCGAGACTTGGGCCGCCACCGAGGATCATGACCTCCATATCATTCGTCTCGTACGGGCGGACTTCTTGCCAGTTTGCCCGCAGATTCTTGACGACGTTCTGCACGAGCTGCTTCTCGTCGTTGTTCAATACGCCGTGCTTGACAACTTCGGTGCCCGCTTGCCACGCCGTGACGTAGAACAGCGCCGAGTGCGTCAGGTCCTTAGACCAGTGAACCACGCAGCCGAGGTCTTGGAATTTCTTCAGCCACCAATCATGGGGCTTGACGGTCAGATGCAGCGGCGCGCCGATAAGTTTGCCGCAAACATCATCGACGCAGCTAATCTGAAAGAAGACATGCTGCGCGGCACGCAGCACATTCATCAGCACCGTATCGACATCGTCCGGCGGAATGTGCTCCATCACGTCGGTGCAATAGCCGTATTCCGCCGAGAAGGGCACTTCCTTCATGAGGTCGTGCTGCACGAAGCTCATGCGCTCAGGCTGGCTCTGCGTGGCATTGCGGACATCTTCGTCGAGGCAATTTGCCGCAAAATCCAGCATCTTGACGCGCAGCCCGCCAAAGAATGCGAGGCTCAGTGCGCCACGACCCGTACCGGCACCGAAATCAATGACCTCAGCGTCGTGGCGCGGCTTGGCGATTTGCAAAAAGAGCTGCGCAACGTCCTCGCCGGGTGCAACCTGCCGGTACTGCGGGAATTCCCACATTTTCTGGTACTTCTCCTGCTCGGAGAGTACTGGCTTGTGCAGCGTACACGGCTTCATCGGATCGCAACTACACGTCACGCCCGGCTGACTGCACATCTTCGCCGCTGCCTCTTCGGCCTTGCGCGCGGCCTTCGCCGCCACATGCGCGTCCCACCGACCCGCGGCGCGCAACTCGGCCTCGCTTTCGGCAGCCGACTGCACTTTCACGCCGGGCTGAAAGCCTTCATAGCCCACGACATCATCTTGCACTAGGAGTTTTCCTTAGCGTTTCTTGGGTACAGCAGGCTTCGCGGTGGCTAGTTTTTCTTTGCTCTTATTGGTCGCGGCGCTTACGCGCTCTGCCGATTTGATTTTCGCGTTGGTCTGCGACTCAGTGGACGCAGCCTTAACCGCGGTCTGGTGATCAGCCGCCTCGATATTCGCGGCGGTCTGGCGGTCGCTCGATTCGATCTTGGCTGCGGTCTGCAAGTTGGCAGCCTGAGTTTTCTGCGTCGCGAGACGTTCCGTCGAGTCGCGATCCGCAGCAGCATTAGCATTGTCGTTCAGCATTTGCTGCTGACCCATGCGCTCCTCGGTTTGCAGGCCGGCGATATCGGTCTGCTGCTGCATTTCACCGAGCCGCATCTTGATCGCAGCGTCGAAGCGAGCCTCCATGTCGGCGATAGCCAGCTCATGCTGCCGCTGCCGTTCGGCCTCGGCTGCTTCGAATTGGCGCTGCCGTTCGGCGTCCTGCGCTTCGTACTGCGCCTTCATGGCGTCGAGCTGCTGGCCCTTCTCGTCGGCTTGAGCCTTCGCCTGCGCCAGCATGAGTTTCGTCTGATTCGTCTCGGTCGTGCGCTTCGCGGCGCCCTCTTCCTTGATTTGTGCGACCTGCACGGAATTGTCTTGCGGCGCTGCCTGCGGTTGCGGAGGCGGCTGCTTAATTTCGTCAATCGCGTCCTCAACGGCTTCGCCCATGCGCATACCGCGCGCTACGCGCGTTGCGATGGTCTTGAAGACATCGACCGACAGCAGGCCCATCTGAATGGCCGGCGCAAATGTGGATGCCAGCGTTGCAATCGCCTGCACGGATTGCATCATAGCTTCCGTGTCGCGATTGATCGTCTCGGCAATCGTGCTATCTGTCTCGATATCAATGCGATATTGACGCATCTCATCGGACTGCAGAAGCTGCATGACATCTTTCCATGTCGGGAGCTTCAAAATGTCCTGTGCCTTGGACATCTCAGCCGGATCAGGCGGCTGTTGCGTCTGCTGTGCCTCTGCCTGCATCTCCGCAAGCATCTGCTGCACTTTGGCCTTGTCCTCGTCCGTCGGAAGCTGCACACCGGTCATCGATGCGAGCGTCTCGGCGTCGAAATGTTCGGCGAAAATCTCGGCTTTGAGCCGCAGGATATCTCGCACGAACCGTTGCACGTCGCGCTGTACGCGCTGGAGCCGCAACGAGCCAAATTGTGTCTTGCGATCCGTGGCGGTGGCGGTTTCGTGCGGATTCGCCACGCCGCGCTGAATGTCGGAAATGCCCGTCAGCTCGTAGATCGACTGAATGATGCGGTCGCGAGCTTCAATCAGGCCCTGAAGAACCTGAATGAGCTTGTCAATCGGCATGATCCAGATAGCCTTGTCCAAACCGCCGAGGTTCTGCACCTGCGAAGCGTTTTGAATCGGGATCATGTCCTGATCCTCGGCCTGCAGAATCTGCGGGACTTCCGACAAGCTCGCATCGTACGCGCCGCGCACTTTCAGCGCGTTGACGATCTTGTTGATGCGATAGGTGACGCGATTCAGCTCATGCGCTTGCTGCTCGTACTTCCGATACGGAATATGAGGAACGAGCGTCGTCGTGTCTTCAATTGCGTACAGCGGCGGCGGCATCGGGAAGAACCCGACGAGCTTCAGCGGGTCCTCTTTCGTGTCCAGCGGACCGGCATCAAAGCCGTGCGAGACGAAAAGGACCTGTCGCTTGCTGCGATCCCAGATTTCCCAGACTTCGCAGACCTGCCAGAGCGTCTTGATGTCATCCTTGAAGGTCTTCGCGACGGTGCTCGTGGGCTCCGTCAGCGTGCAGGCGTCGGCCTTTTCCTTGCCGAACATCTCAACGAGTTCATCATAGTGAAATTCGTGCCGGAATGCGACCCAGGGTACATCACGCCATTCCTTTGCGGCGCCATGACGAAAGTCATCCCATTGGACGTGCGCGCAGGGCGCCTTCTCGTCGGCGACTTGCTCGTAGTCGTCTGCGTCGCTCTCGGCGTCCTCACTTTTTTCGGAAACAACGGTCGGCAGGTATTTCACCCGCACTAGACCGCGGCCGACAATCTCGGTATCGAGCACAACCGCACGCATTTCTGCGTCGAAGTCGTAATCGTCGATGGAGAACGCCAGTGCGCGCTCAATGACCTTCGAGCCGACCTTACCGACCGGATCGGCATCGCGGAAGCGCCGACGCACATCGGGGCGCGGCGTCGAATTGTAAATGGCCGGCCGCAGCGTCTCGACGTTGCTCCAGAAAATGTTGAAGGTGTTGTCAGCCGCTTTCTTCGACTGATACAGCTCCCAGCACTTCTGCGCATCCTCGCGCCACGGTTGCTCAATCTCATCCGCAAGCTGCAATTCCGAAAGCCAACGCCGCAAGATGCCGGTCGCCGATTGCTCGACTTCCGAAATCGTCTTGAACGTATTGGTTGCGTCGGCTTCTGCCAAGGAATTTGCTCTTATTGTTTGGCTGACACGGGAGGGCTCGAACCTCCGACCATTCCGTTAACAGCGGAGCGCTCTACCGGACTGAGCTACGCGTCAAAAGTGGCGACCCCGGCGGGAATTCAACCCGCGACCCTCCGCTAGACAGGCGGATGCTCTACCATTGAGCTACGGAGCCGTGAAAATGAGCGGATTGTCTCGGTCTGGACATGCCCAGCGAGACTGAGGGCTAACCCGCGAATACCCCTCACCCTTACGATTTATCCGGCGTAGCGTGGCTGGCCATGTCACAGCCCTTTGGACTCACTCGCACCGGCCTTACGATTCGGGCGTTCAACGATTTTCTCTGGCGCGGCGGGCGCGCGTACGCTGCGATACGATGTCTGCGAAGGTCGGAGCACCCTGAAACGTTGTTCCCTTGTTCCAAGTCGGGGCCGGCGGAGTCGCCTGCCCAGGACGCGCCCAGGGGCGCGACATACACGCGTACCGCGTTTCGTCGCCGGCATGATCTTCACCGGTCGTATCGACATCCTCGACAGCATTGGCGGCCTTCCCGCGATCATGCTGCAGCATTGGTAGCGTACGAATCGTGTCTCCGCAGAGCCGGCTGAAGTAGAGCATCGGGTCTCCCTCGATGTCGCCCTTCAGGCGCTGCCGCAGTTGATCCCAGCCGGCCTTGCGATTGTTATCGCCACGCTGGAAATATACTTTCCGCTTCGCCATGCGCTCGGCGATGCTCGGGCCGCCGTCAATCTTGAACGCGCTCGGGTCGATGACGGACATATCCATCTTCTCGCCCTTATCCTCGCGCGCCAGAATGCCGTCTGCCACCTCTTCGGCGGTGAGCTTCAGTCCGACGTTGGCCTCATCCTCGCGCATGCCGTACCATTCTCGGTACTTGACGAGCGCGCCGCGCGGAAACCATTTCTCACCGGCTGCATTCGGGTACTCCACGATGCTGCCATCCGCAACGGCGTACCAGCCGACACTGAAGGGAGCCGACGAGCCCCAGTCCATCGACCGGAAGCGCGTCCAGCCCTTTGGAATCGGGAACGGCTCAATGATGTGCCGTTGGGCGTCGAACTCGGGATAAAAGGCGCCTGCGATGACGTTCCAGTCGCCCGCGAGGTACATCTTGACCAACGCCTCGCTGCCGAGGCCACGCAGGCGCGCGATATACTCGGGATCGTTCGCAAGGAGAATCTTGTTGTCGGTGACACTCGAACGGATGAACATCCGCTGACCGCCAGCGCTATCCGAGGGCAGGAGCACATCGCCAAGCGGGAACTTGTCGATGGCAAAGTACTTCTTGATCCAGCCGTGGCCGACGCCACCCGGGTTGCCTGTGCCGCGAATGCGCTTGTTCGGGATAGCCTGCGCACCGTTGCGCAAGCGCGTCTTCATCTGCCGGTAGAGATTGGGAGTCGGCCATTGCGGCATCTCGTCCCAGCCAATCCATTGATATTGGTGACCCTGATACTCCATCCAGGCGTCTTCGTCATCGGCGTGTCGAAACTTTAGTGTAGCACCGTTGGGCCACTTCCAGAGATGGTTGCCGATGGTGAACTCCGCACCGTTGAACCAAGCGGGGTAAATCTGCTTGGAGCGGGCGACGAGTTCTTCCAACTGCGGATAGCTGCGCCGAAATAGAATCCCAGTCCAATTAGCGCCATACCGCGCCACATCCTGCGCATAATCGCCGAGTAAGAAATCTGACTTACCTCCGCCGACGGCGCCGCCGAAGAAAAGCTCGGGCACCATGTGGCACTGAATGGCCTTCAACTGCGGGCCGGGTTGCGCGCGCCACGGCACGCTCTCGAATTCGCTCACGCGGCCTCGCGGACGATTTTGTCGGCGAGATGCCAGAGGTCCGGATGTCCATCGCCCAAGGCATCATCGAGCAGCCGGCGCTTCTCGGCAAGATACGTCACCGCGAAATCGGGATCATACTTGCGGATGCTCTTGGAATTATCGATGAGGTCGGCGAGCTTGATCGTCTTGATTTCACGCGGCTGGGCGGCGAGGCGCATGCGCTCGCGCTCTTTGCGCTCAAGGCGATTCAGCCGAGGATACGCGTGCGGTGTATAGAGGTCGGTCAGGCCGACGACGTAGCTCGCCACGGTGATGCCGAAGTCCCGGCGAACGTCATCGGCGTTGGCCATTGTGTCTTCGATGACATCGTGTAGCCATGCCGCTGCGATCATCTCATCCGTGCCGCCGTGCAAAGTCACGAGGTGCGCAACAGCCTCCGGATGCCGCCAATACGGCTCGGAGGTATACTTGCGCACTTGATCGCCGTGCCACTTGATCGCGGCAAGGCGTGCTCGCTTGATGAGGTTACTCACCGGGACGGATAGATTGCGTGGCCGTGAAAGAGAACGTTCGGAATGCCCTTATCGAGCAGCTTGCGATTTGTCCACCGCCTTTCTGGCGGCAGATAGTTCACGACCTCGGCATACTGCTGAATCGTGACCGCTGTCCCGGTTTCCTGATTTGGTAGCGTCGAACGCAGCCGCAAAGCGAGCCGGCGCACACTCTTCGGCGGCAATTTCATCGGCCCCAGCCGAAGAATCGCAGCAGGAGCCAAAACCACAAGCCGAGAATCGCGACGATGACGATGTACGCTGCAGCCATCCAGGCAAGCAGCTCGCCGAAGAACTTCAGCAGGATCATCGCAGCAGCGACACGGCAGCACTCACGACCGCGCCGCCAATGATCAGCACAATCGTGCACACGAGGCCGAGAATTAGGCAGGCGCCGAACACCGGCAAGAGCGTCTCGAACACGAACGTGCAATACCGGTCGAGCAGGCCATTTTCCTTCACGGGAACCTTACCGGAGGATCAGGGATCGCGAGCATAAGCAAACCGAGGGCGATCACCACGAGGCAGAGAGCGCTCATCGGGTGATGTGCTTCACGGCCCACATGACCGCTTGCTCCATGTTGGTCGCCGCGAGCGACAGCTCACGACTCGCGCCGAGTTGCTTCAGGTACTCGACGAAGTCGAGGCCCTTATCCTTGATCGCCTTCATGGCGAGCTTGTCGGTCTCCGACAGCACGCGGTACTCGTGGCGCATCACGTTGTTGACGGTGCGCTCGTCTGAAGTCGAATCGATCATGGATGCTCCAGCCGGTTGCGGCGTGAGGTGAAATGGTTGCGGGGGCAGGAGTTGCACCTGCGATATCCGGCTTATGAGGCCGGAGCCTTAACTGCCTTGGCGACCCCGCCAGAATGCAGCCCGTCTTCCCCGACGGGCAGGGCCTGCAGCGGTGGCCGGAATGACCGGGCGGCACGGATGCCGCAGGATTTCTTGGTGGACCCGTCGGGAGTCGAACCCGCAGAACCTCCTTGCAAGGGAGGCGCGTCGCCCGCGACACAAGCCCGAATGAGACACGGCCGTTATCCTTGCCATCTAGACGACGCCGAGTGCTACCACGGCGGTGGGCTTCGATCCCACGTCTCCGGCCTCTTAGGAATGCGCCCGCCAGTGTCTGCACTCACCGGGAGGTCTCGCCTTGTCGGGAGCCCGAGACCCGAGGGCCATGCCTCGGGGCGCGTATCAAACGAGCTGCGTCCTACCGCTAGACGACCGGAACGGCGGAGGTCCCGGGCGGGATTCGAACCCGCGTTTCAGCTCTCTTCCGAATGGGTGCGTCCTCATACCTTAGACGACGGCCGGCTAAGCCGACCGGCGGGCGTTGACCCCGCATTTCACCCTGTACGGTGGCCGCTCCCGCCTTCGGGGCAAGGAGGGCCGAATTCAGCCACGGCTTTATTTCCCACCCTGCGGTGAGACCGGCCCGAAGGCACGGCGGGCGCCGCGAACCGCGGTCCTGATTGTTGACGGGGTCAGGCGAGCCCCGATGCACTCAGGGCGTTTCGAGGTGCGTTGAACACCGCGGGCACGTCGCAGCCCAATCCGTGTCGCCGGAACAACTCGTCGCCCCGGATCAGGGCGGCTCGCTGTAACGCCGCGTGGCTTGCGGGGCCTTTTACGTTTATCGGTGAAGCCCAAACGCACGGTACCCGGTTTCCCGGGAAAATGGGTCGGCCTCTCACCGACTGGGACGCGTCACATCTCTGGGCCTTTTGATCGGTTAAGCCCAAACGCACGGTACCCGGTTTCCCGGGAAAGCGAGCAGGGAGGCTACCGGGCGGACCCGCCAAGGAACGCCCGACGCAGGTCGGGGACGTTGGCGCGGCGCCCGACCTACCCGCGCAATCAGCGCAGGTGCCTATTCGAAAAAGCTCTGGAATTTCAAAATTTTACAGGGGATTCGGTCTCCCGAGCAGCGTCTCTTGCACCGACGCCCGGTAGGGCTCGTGAGACCGGATTCCGTGTAAAAATTTTCCAGGGATCACGGGTCCCCTGACCGCGCGCACTTCGAAGCTCTCGGACTGCCATCAGCCGTCGGCCGGGGAGACGTGATCCCTGGAAAATTGTAAAATTTTCAGAACTCGGCTGCTTGCGTATACGTACGCGCGCCGCGTTCCACCGGCCACCCGGATTCGGGATCGAGGGGGCGTGGCCGTCCGCGTTAACGAGGGGACCCATCGGGCGTTAACGGATGACCGTCTAGCGGTCGCGCGTGACCATTGCGTGGTCGTTCGGGCTAGTGCGCATAATCCCCATTATGTTACCTGCCCTTGCAAATCAACGACTTAGGACCGTATTCCCGGCTGTGGCGAGCGCGCGTCAGAAGTCCGCATCGGTTTCTGACGGGACTGGCACGGTTTTCGCCGGCCTCGCGGGCTGGGTCTCGACCCCCACCGGGAAGGCCTCTAAAACCGCCGGAGAAGCTCCTAGCGCCGGGATCGCGTCTGGCCGGTCCTCGACTACCACCCTCATGGGCATCGCCTCATAAGCCGCCAGAATCGTCGTACGCGTCTCCGCCGGGATGATCTTCCCGAGCAGGCCCAGGAACACGTCTGGCCGCTTCCGGGCGACCCGGAGCAGGTAATCCTGGCCTCCGGCGGCGCGGAAAGCGCCCTCGATGGCGTCCTTGATCGACTGGCTGAGCCGATTCGGGCCTCGGGGCTTACGGTTACCCGCTTTGTCGGACCCCGGTAATTTCGCCTTAGCCGGAGCTGACAAAGCGCTTTTCTTTCAAAATCATGGGCTTACGATATCAGGTAACCTGAGACTGGGTCGTCCGCGGCCCCTGACAGGCGCCCTAACCGCCTGATTCGTAAGCCATTTCCCGGGAATATCGGCCGCCCGGATCACCGGGCAGCCTCACGCCGCCGTTGCGTCGTGCGCGGTCGGGCGAAAATCATCGGGGCTCACACAGGTATCGCCGGATTTTCCCAACCGTCTCACCCAATTTTGCTGGGTTCACCCCTCACGCGGTGGCCAATCGGGTATAAATCCCTACGGGATTTATATACCCCCGACTGGCCAAGCCGACGCGAGATAGGGGCGCCCGACCGGCAATGGCCGATGAAGTGGCCAGTCACCGGCCAGCGCTAACTCCATGATTCTCATCAGGAAATCGACAAATGGCCGGTGAAGTGGCCAGTCACCGGCCACAATTTTGTCGGCTATATCCAGCGCGCACAAGTGCTTGATTTCCTTAGAGAGGCCTCGGCGAGCGGTTGCCCAGTCACTTGCCCTTGATTTCATTGACATTTTTCCTTGCGATCCCGCGCTCACAATCGTATGCGATGACCACTAGGTGGACAACACACGTAAGCTCTTGATTCTCTTACGTGGGCGGTGTGGCCGGTCGACTGGCCAGTCACCGGCCACCGACCGGCCAAATGAGGCGCGGCGAGCGCGTCACGGATAGCCAAAATGCCACTTTAATGAAGCGGATCAACCATTTGTGCGCGCTGGATATAGCCTACAGAAAACTGGCCGGTCACCGGCCACCCGACCGTTTTTGGCCGTCGCGCCACATTGCAGCATTTGTCCACGGTGTGGTCGCCTTGCGCGATTGCAGTTGCACCCTTGCAGGCGACAGGGATACCGTCCGCCCCCGTACCGACGCGGTCGGACAACCATACCGGAGGGTCTCCAAATGAACAAAGACGACTTCATCGACTACGTGCTCCTCGCCATCGGCCTCCTCGGGATCGTCGCCATTTTCGCGGTGACCCTCTACGCGCTGGCGCACTAAAAGAGGGCACGATCATGCGTAACCGTTACATGATCCGGGTGTTCCAAGGCCCAAAGAAGCTCGCGGAATTCGAGCAGACAATGGACCCGGAGCACGTCGAGCGCCGCACCCGAGAGCTGCAGGGCCGCTTCGGGACAACCGACGTGAGCTTCGAGCTGCTCGATTCCGATGCGGTTGAAGGGATCAAGGTCGGGCCGTACGAGGTCTGTAAGGTGGGCTTCGGCTCGAAGGCCTGGATGATCCGCGGCGCGGATTTGCGGGGCGGGATCATGCAGCCCTCCAAAGCAGCGGCCATCGAGGAGGCCAAGCGCCTCCACACGGGAGGGCGCCGTGGTTAGATCGATCTACGATTCCATTGTCGAGCTGACCGGGCCTGACCTCATGATTCGGTGCGCGCGTATCGGCAATCCGCAAGCCGCGGACGCCTATGCGACGGCCGATTTGGCCGCCGGAGAGGCCGTTATAGCGGCACTGCGGGCCGGGAGCTGCCGTGACACGGTTCGGGCGGACATTGCCGCCGCACGGGCCTCTGCGCGCCTGCGCTGGTTCGTCTCCGACGGCAGCACTGACCTTGAGATTGAGACCGTCGGGGAGCCGGACTGGGATTCCCGTTTCGAGGCCCTGGACCTTGAGAGCGGCGAGCGCATCTGGGTCAATGGCTGGCTGATGACCGACCGCGAGGAGCTGCCATGATGGCCAAGCAACTGCAATATCGAATCCGGCCTGCTATCGGTGAACCGCAAACCGCGTGGCAGATTGACGACACAGCGCGCGTGATACGCAAAGAGTGGCAGGAGCGGTTGAACGCTCGCAAGTATGCCGGCGAGGTGGAGTATCGCGTCGTCGAGGTGTCAGCCGCTGCACTCAAGAAAGTGCGTGCCTAGCACGGGAGGGCAACATGGGGAGACCGCGGGAATCGGGAATCTACACGGCGCGCGAGCCGCGGTGCCTGCCTAAGAGGCGGCACCGTTGGAAGAGTCCGCGCGTCGTGTTCGGCGATGGAGACCTCTGGAACGAAGCAGGGCACGTGCTGCAACGGGAATGTTGCGCCAATTGCGGCTGGTACAAGTTCACGGAGTCCGACGACTCAGTCCTCTATCACGAGCCAGACAAGCGCTCTCTTGCCTGGATCAAATCGCAACCGAACACGAGGAAAGACGACATGGAACAGACACTGCAAGAAATCGCGCTGAATTTTATCAAGCGCGTCGAATATTCCACGCCCGGTGAGCTGGAGCACCTCTATATCATGCTGCGCACCTACGAGCATGACGTCGGACGGAAGTCCTCAATGCGGCATTTTGCGGCGAAGCTGAAGGGCATCCTGCCCTTCCAGACAGAGGCCGTCTTGCTGGGTCTGAATCATTACAAACCGACGTGAGGGGCACTGTCGTGAAACAGAAATCCGGTATCCAGGGCTCAGGGATCACGGTCTCAACTCGCCTGAGCTTCCAGCAACAGTGCGATGTGCGCGCGGGCCTGCTCTGCCTCGCTCAGTCCATTCACAAGGTCGCGAAGCATTGGCCAGCCGCGGAATGGGTAGTGCGCATGATGCAGTTGCGCGATTTGGAGCGGCAACTCTTCGGCGCGGCTCCCACAATGCATGCATTCATGGAACTGGAACAGCGGCGGAACTTTCCCGGGAAAGCCAAATCCACTACGCGGTCATCCTGATAATTGACAGTTGCAAGCTGATACGCGGGACCTTAGAGTCACGCCACACCGCAAACGCGGTAAGGGTCGCCGGCCCCGAGTCCGGCAACGATGGAGATACTGATCATGGCAACTCTGATGAAAGCTTCGCACCAGTGGGCCACGCGCCCGGCCGACGAGCGTTTCACTTCGCTGATTGCGCTCAATGACCACGTTCAACACGAGCATCAATTCAGCCGGGCGAAGTGCGTCAGCTCGCGCGCCGTCAAAGCCTGTCCGGCCATCCTGAACGAGACCGGCACGCCCTACGACACCGCAGGGCTTCAGGTCCTGGGACCGAACGGCGACGCGGTCAATCTCACGCACTGGAGCTTCTCGCAGCTCGCCCAGCGGGCCGGTGCCCCGGCGGGCTATCTGCGGGACCTGCCCTCCCCGCTCGCCGCGGACTGCGTGAACTTCGGCTTGCAGACGCGCAACGTGGAAGACCTCGGGGTCCTCCTCTACAAGAATGGCGGTGACCCGTTCCTGCGCGCGGTGACCGGCCCGAATTACGGGCGCGTGTGGAACTCGACGATCACGCAGGCGCTCGTCAATCGCTTCGGCGATGGCATTACGGGCGACTTCCGGGTGCCCGGTGAGTTTGGCAAGCAGGTGGCGGTCACCAAGGCCAACACGACGCTCTACGCGAGCGACAGAGACATGTTCGTGTTCCTGGCGGATGAAACCCACCGCATCGAGATTCCGAACCGCCGCAACGGCAAGAAGGGCTCACTCGCACGCGGCTTTTTCATCTGGAATTCCGAGGTCGGCAGCACCTCACTCGGTATTGCCATGTTCCTGTTCGATTACGTGTGCGGCAACCGCATCGTCTGGGGTGCGGAACAGATTGCGGAGCTGCGCGTGCGCCACACGGTCTCCGCTCCGGCCCGCTGGATCGCGCAGTGCATCCCGGCCATCGAGCGCGTATCGCAGTCGGCAACCGAGGGTGTGGTCAAGACGATCACGCAGGCGCAGCTTACGAAGATTGCGAGCGGCACGGATGAGCTGGAGCGCGAGAAAGCGGTCAGTAAGTTCCTGGCTGAGCGCTTCAGCAATTCTCAGGTGTCTTTCATCAAGGCCGCGCACATGGCCGAGGAGGAGCGTCCTATCGAGTCCATCTGGGACGCGGTGACAGGGATCACGGCTTATGCGAAGACGGTTGAGTATCAGGACGAGCGCGTGAAGCTGGAGCGCGAAGCGGGCAAGCTCCTGCAGAAGGTCGGCAAGTAACAACGGAGGGCGAGGCGTATCGATTGCGGTACGCCTCGCCTGGGAGACCTGCGATGAAAGTCGAAGTCCTATTGAGCGCTGAAGAAGATGTCATCGTGGAATTAGAAGTCACGCGGGAGGAATGCGCCGCATTGCTGCGGCTAGCGGAGGGTTTGCGGCAGAAACGCAGTTGTTACGCGCCGACCATGTCGGTAACGCCTGCCGTCATGGAGCGTGGCAATTGCCCCCTCTGCGGCCAGAAGCGCAATCCGCGGTTTGAGGTCTGTTCGTGCATCGAGCCGAACGCGTTGCCCTTTTTCCCGGGAAACGGAGTCTGAGCCATGACAGATGACTTTGCGGATCATGCGCCCCCGGGCGTGCCCGTCGACAATGCTAAGCTCATTACGAGCGCGTTACGCGAGGCCTCGATTGGGCGGTACCAGTTGGCAAGATTTCTCTTGGCGACGGGCAAGCAAGGGCCAGTTGGCCAAACCGGTTACGCCGTCTTGCGCGAAGCAACCGCAATGACTGCACTGTGCGATGCCATCGAATCGGCTGGGCTCAATGAAGCCCTGCGCCGCACCTACTGAAGGAGAGATGACATGTCGAAGGCAATCTTGACGCGTTACTTTCCGGCCACCGCTTTGCGCGGTGCCCGCATCAGGGCTATCGAGCCCGATGGCAAGCACTATAGCGAGCCCTACGATGCGGGCTTGACGGATATGGAGGCGCACTTTCGCGTGGCGCGGGAGTTCCATAGGCGCCTGGGCTGGCCCGGGCGCATCGTCGGATGTGGCTGGATCAAAGGCGGCGCGGTCTTTACCTTCGAAGCTCCGCCCGTGCTCGTCGACTATATCGGCTACGACGGTCAGCCGATTAGAGACGGCCAACGCGTGCAGGTGCATGCCACGGCGGACTTGAAATCGAGCGTGCGCACGGGCTTTGTCATGCGCCTGTCGATGCGGGCCGGCGGTCAGGTCGTTCATGTCATGATGGACGATTCCAAGCTCGGCGCATGCCGCTTCAAGCCCAACTTACTCAAGGCTCTACAGCAATAGGGAGGCAATTCGCGCGCCACCGCTGCGACGACTCCAGCGCGCGAAACCTCCCGGGAGGGATTTCATGCTCACTCGACAAGATAAAGAATGGCACGCCGCATATGAGGGCGGCTCGATCCGCGCCCGCGCGATCATCGATCAGGCCTTTGCCGAGGTCCTAGCCGCGTTCCGCGTGGCCGGCGTCACGGCAGGCACTGCCGATACTGCCGAGGCGCTCGTGGCGCAGCTCACGCGGTATTACGTCGATTCTGGCAACGACCTGCAGGCTTTCAAAACGGCCGAGGAAATCCGCGCCGAGTTCACGACGGATCACAAGGGCGAGGCCGCCGGCCGCCCCGGCTGGACGCGCGTCTTGCGGCGCGGAATACCTATTTTCTACGGATCGCAAGAGGAGGCCGAGACATACATCGCCCGCCGGGTGCGACGCGAGGCGCCGTTATGACCTCTCTGCGAATTCCGCATTTCCGTACCAAGCCCGGTGAGAGTTACGACTCCGCCCGCGCTCGCTGGCAGACGCGCATGAATGAATATCAGGACGCCGTGGTCATGAATGATTGCGCCGCGCACAGCACAGGCTTTTGCAAGCGGCGCCATCACATCTATTGGGCCTTTCATGGCATGACAGCAATGGAAGCCGCGCAGGTGCTCGCGGAGGACGAACATGAGTGAGACGCTAATCGCCAATATCAGCGCCTGTCCGTACCTCAGTGCCGAGCTGCATGTGGGGACGGTCGTAAGCCTCCTCCAATCTCGGGAGCGCTATACGGCCACGGAATGGCGTCAGAAGGCCCGCGTGATCCTGGGCGAAGTCTTGCACGCCACCCGTGCATTGAAGCGGGCGCACAACCCACCGCTGCTGCGCACGGTCACCCGCGTGAGTCCCGCGGTGTGGGTTCCCGGTTGGCCGAACATCGACACGGTCATGTGCAATGTCGTGGCCGCACGCTTCCAGCGGTTAGAGCGCGAGCTTCGAAGCCTGCGCCGCCGTGCCCCACTCTACGGAGTCAGACTATGAAACCCGAGCACGATTCCTTGACTGTCATCCTGTCCGCCCTAGGGGCCGTCCTCATTGCCATTCTCATGGGCGTCTTGCTCGCCTTGATGGCAGGACCGGCGTGCGCAAGCGGCGCACCGACCGCAGACGAGAAGCTGCAGCGCATTTTTTGCGAAGCGGATGCAGGGCTCGCCGCAACCAACGCTCAAGTCGAAGCCGCCGGCCAATGGGCAGCGGCGCAGTCGACGCGCACGCAGGTTTACGTTTGCCCGAATGTGATCATTGCGGAATCAAATTCCCGCTAGGTCGCGAGAAGATTTTCCGGCGGGGTACCCGTCATACTTCGAAAGAGAGAGACATATGGCTGAGAATGTGCAACCGACAGTGATCTTTTGTCGTTTCCGCTGCGGGCGAGTAGTCACGCCTCCCAAACGCAAGACGAAGCGCAACGGCAAGCGCCCGCGAATGAAAACTGTCTGCGACATTTGTCGCGACAATATGAGTGGCTGGGCGCGCAAGGGCACGCAACGCGCTGCGCGCTACGGTGCACAGCTCCTCGTACGCTCCAACCGCATGAGTCACGTGGTGGATGAGGAGACCATAAACCGCTACATCGAACGCGAGGAAAAGCGCGCCCAGAAGGGGGCCACATGAAACGCACAGTGCTCGATCTACAGAAGGACGCGTACCCCGAGGAGAACGCGCCCGGGTTGCGGCAGTATCAACGCGACGCTTTAACAATGCTCCGCGCGAGGCTCGATCCCACGGCTATTGGCTTTGATGCATCCGAACCGGTGCGGGCGGCTTTACAGCATGAGGCGGTCGCAACTTATTTCCGCGCATGGGTCCTGCCTCTGGTCGATCTAGCGGCTGGGAGCGGCTATCGTGGCCAGCGGAATGATGTTGCCTACGATGCGAATGTGGTGCGCGGCAAGCGGCATGAGGCGCTGCGGGCGAAGGAGCTGAAGCCATGAAGCGCAGCGCTGAATCGATCCGCAAACAGAAAGCCACCCTCGCGGCCAAGCGGAAACAGAAGAAAGCGAGTAAGGCGGATACGGGCTTGCGCATGTGGGATGTCAAGATTGCGATCATCGCGCTACGCCGCATTCGCGCCCGCATGGTGAAGCGTCTCAATACGGGCGCTCTGGCGTGGCCGAATGACGACCACATCGATGCACTCGATGCGTTGCGCCATCTCACCGGGGAGGAGAGCTGATATGTGCTTCACTATTGGCGCTCCTCCCAAGGGTGGGCTACGACGACGCATTGCTTGGAAAGTCTTGCATGTCGAGCCATCTGGGCGATTGCGGAGTTATTTCGTGGACGATTGTAAGTGGATTCCAGGCAAGGCCAAGCGCGCGAACAAGGGGCCAATACGGGCTGATGATAAAGCCAGTCACGGTATCTATGTCTTTCTCAGCCGCTCTGAGGCGGTCAAGTTTGCTGACGACCTCCGAGCTGTCGTCGTTACCGTGCGCGTCGATCCCGCAGATTTCCTGTTTCGCAGTTCCTGCCACCGGTATGCAACTTACCGCAGAGTTATTCTCGACCCAAGTGCTGAGCAAGCGCGAGTGAAAGCCTATGAACGAGCCAAACGTCTCTACTACACATATGCCGCGTACGGTTGAAGTGCGGCGCGAGTATGAATATGGCCGGGTGCGCATGTATCCGGTCAATAAAGCCGCGCAGGTCTTCGCGGACATTAATGGTAAGCAAACCTTATCACGCGAGACCCTTCAGAACGCCATTGAATTGGGCTTCGATGTGTCCGTGCTGAATGCGGAATCGAGTGATGAGGCAGTGCACGCCTTTCTGAATCCTCCGGCCCGCCGGGGCCGGAAAACAAAAACTGCGCAAGGCGCGGGATCGAAATTGGCGAGGAGTACCCCTAAGCAAAATTAAGGTAACCTGTCAAGATATCCAGCTTGCATTCGATAGGCGGAGCAGGTAAGGTGGCGCTCGATGGCTGTGACGTAACCTGTGCGACCCTCGGAGGTACGAAACATGCTGGCGGAGGTCTTTACGTTTTAATCACAACTGAGGAGATGACTCACATGACGAAATTGGAAACGCGAAATTTCGTGGCAACGACGGCGGATATCAAGGCTCTGGGCAAAGACGCCATCGAGGGCGCAGCTCGCTCTGCCAAGGCCAAGGGGGACTTTCTCAAGTGCCTCGTGGCCACGACCCAGAACAAACTGGGATTCCCCATTCCGAGCCGCAGCGTGCATCGACCGAAGCTCACCGAGACGGAGCGGCAAGAGCAACTCATGGCGCTGCGGGAAGTCTACGCCGAGTTCTATGCCGTGCTCGTCGAGACGGCGAGTAGCCCCGGCAAGAAGAAAGAGGACGTACTATCGGAGGTCAACTTCGCGGCGACCTCGAAGTCCGAGCTAACGACGTGGCTGAAAGCGGGCCATGACTTGCGCACGCTGGTCCCGGCGAAGGTCTCGAAGGGATCGCTGCGCAAGGAGAAGAAGGCCCGGCGTGTGTCCGTCGCGGATCGCGTGGTAAGTCTTGCCGCGAGCCTTGCAGAAGAGGCCGTGAAGCTGTCCAACTCGGACAAGGACAAGGCGCGCGACGCAGTGCAACGGGCGATGGCGCAGTTGGCTGCGATCATGGACGATATCGGCATCCGGACCACTAAGGATGTCGAGACGGCGGTACGCGAAGGCCGCCCGGTGAACATCGAGGGTAATAAGATGTTCCCGCTGGCCGCGCTGGTGCCGGCCACGGCGACTGCGAACCGCGTCGCTGCGTGAGACCAGACCTGAGAAGGTGTCTGCGGGCCGCGTTGGTGCTTTACCACGCGGCCTGTACGACAAACGAGACGTATCCGGCGGCCTTCGGACTTGCAGTCAGCTACTACCAACAACTTTCAGGCTGTACCCTTTTAGAAGCCTGCCGGATCGTGAAGCGCGCCCTTGACGCGCGCCAATAATTGAACTAGCTCCCGCCATGCTTTCCCGGGAAAACTTCCCGGCTAGCATGTTAGCCCGCGACGTCGCAATACGTAGCGGGCCTTTTTATTTTCGATAGCCCCTATTGCAACATCTACTCACTGGAGAGTAGATTTTGCCTCGAACAAGTAACTTCCAAAGGCACAGGGGTTCTTAATATGCTCAATCGTCAAGCCTGCTTCGAGCAGGCGGTGTCCCATATTGCCCGACAAAATTGCCTCGCCCTGCGGTATGGCTTCGATGTGTTCGGCCAAGAAACCATGATGTGCGGCTACCGCTCCACGAGCGCGAGCGGGCGCGTTCTCAAATGCGCAGTCGGGGCGCTCATTCCAGATGATCGCTATCGAAAGGGTGTCGAGCGTTGCCGTGCATCAGCCATTATGGCCTTCCTCGATCCGGCACTCGGTAAGGCAGGCCCCGAGGATGCAGACTTCATTGATAGCCTGCAACGTCAGCTCCATGACTCTCAATGGCATGACGGACGCGGTTTTTCCCGGGAAAGGCTCATCATGCAGGCGCACGTCTTCGCCCGGGATTACGGCCTCGATCCTTCCATTCTCGCGAACCTGCCGGAGCCTGATCCCGATACAAATCCGGTCCAGGTCGCGAGCGCAAATCCAGAATCAACCACCGTGGGAGACGAGCATGCGACCGCTTGATTTAGAGTTGAGCCCGTCGGCTCAGGACTACGTCAATTACCTGGAGGAGAAAGAAGCCCGCCTGACTCGGATTGAGGACAGGTTAAACGTCCTGGCAAATACGGCCCCGTATAGCGCGCAACTTCTCGCCGACCTGAAGGAGTTCCTCGTATGATCCGCCGCTTCCTGACTCTGACTACTATTGCCCTGTGTATCGTTTGGAGCGCCGCACCCGCCCAGGAGAAGTGGGACATTCCTAAGCTCGAAGCTCAACCCCATAACGAGGAGACAGGCTCGTTCTCATCCCGCGGTTCGTTCTCCTCGCGCAGCTACTCCGCGCCATCTCGCAGCTTCAGCAGTCCGCGCTACTCACCCCCGGCTCGAAGTTTCAGCAGTCCGAGTTATTCCCGCCCGAAGACGTTCTCCACGCCAAGCTATCGGCCGCCCGTCTCGGAACCTTATCGGTACTCCTCCCCAAGTCGATACGCGCCGCCGATTGTGGAGCATCATTACTACAATAGCGGGCCAGGACTCAGCGGCGGACATTTCTGGTTCTGGATGTGGGCCATGAATGCGGGCCAGCCGCGCACGGTGGTAGCGGGAGCACCCGTCGCGGCTGCGCCCGTTTACGCCAGTAGCGGTGAGAGCGCGCTTGTCGTGATCCTCAATATCCTGATCATCGCAACGCTCATCGGCGGGCTGATATGGCTGATTGTGTGGTGGCGGCGTGCATGAGCATCGAGACACGGCAAACACGCTGGAGCGCCCTACCTTGGGTCAGACGCCTACACCCGGTCTTGCGCAGCGAATGCTGGCGATGGCTCATGGGTATGGACGAGCCCATGCCAGAGCAGGTAAAGCGGCTCTCTTCCTCCGACGCGTCAGCCACACTGGCCTATTTGGAGGAGCGCAGCAGATTTTCCGGGCGCAGCCCGCCCTCACCGGCGGCGGTAGCATGGCTCAAAGCGTTGAGCCCGTGCCGGCCACAACTTTCGGAAGAGACACACGTGGATAACACCAAACTACTCGACACGGTGCGAAGCATGGCCTTCAGCACGCTCCGCCATTACATCGTCCCCGGCTTGACGAGCCAGCTCATCGGAATCGGACCTCGCGGCAAGGTTCGACTCTTCGAGAGCGAGCGCAATCAACGCGATTTCATCTTGCCGCATTCGCATCGTTTCGCGTTCACTTGCCTCATATTGCAGGGTGCGGTCACCAATATTGTTTACCGACGAGACCCCGGCAATGGCGAGTTATATGCAGAAGGATGCTTGCGTATGCCGGAGGGTGGCGCGCCCGGTGATTGCGTGCTGACACCCGGGGCGCATGCGGTAGCATATTCGGAACAGCGCACCCGTTATACGGCGGGAGCGACATACTCGATGCGGCCGAGTGAAGTTCACTCTGTTGCATTCGAGGCTGGCGCTGCAGTCCTTTTCTTCGAGGGGCCGAAGGAGAGCGACACGTCTATCATCTTGGAGCCCTGGGCCAACGGTGCGCGCGTGCCGACTTATGGCCGCACGTCATGGATGTTTCAGGAAGTAGAATGAAAGGTTAGAGAGACATGAACACAATCAATCTGAAAATGTTATTCGAGAACGGCGACAAAGAAATCAGCACGCTCGATCACGTGCGCAGCGCCAAGCAGCTCATTGCGGAGGCGCTCGGCGCGAAGGACGCGGAGCACTTGGCACTCACCGCGGAGATATTGGCCGTGGGGCTCGACGCCGTGGCTTACCGATTTGCGGCGCAAGAGGCTCTGGCCAGCGCATCGAGCGCCTGCCAGGGAGCGCTGGAGGAACTGCAGGATCGCACGCGCACTGTGCAGGTGCTCATGCAGGATAATGCGGAGCTGCGACAAACTCTGATCCAGCAAGCGGCGGACATTGCGATCCGCGAGGCGACACTGGCTCGCCGCGAGGCAGAGCTGCCGGTTCCAGCTCGAAACGGCAAGGAATGGAAGCAGAGTGAAGAGTACTACTTGCTGAAGTATTACCGCGAGGGCAAGAGTGAGAGCGAGATTGCACGCCGGCTCAAGCGATACGGCGATGCGGTCTGCGTCCACCTCGGCAAGCTGGAGAATGACGGTGTATATTGGGATCGCCCCGCGCATATGAGCGAGGAATTCTGGACGGGCTTGCATCGCGAGCACTTCTTCAAACATCGCTACCCCGGTCCGCTTCTGTGGGCTGCTTCACAGATATCGCCAAACACGCCGCCGCATTTGCTGCAGGCATACGAGGCCGTGCCGCTCGCCGTGATGGATACGGCCAAGGCCGCATGACGAATCGGAGCTGAGTGTACCCCCTTAGCCCGGCGCCTCTGGCCGGGCTTTCTTTTGTCCGAAGGAAACACAATGCCCATTAGTCATGAGGATGCGGCAGCCCTCCACGCGCGCGGCGACTGGACCGCGTTATGGGAAGCATCCATTCCGCTCGTGAAACATGCGATCACAAAGCTCCTGCGCGCGGGCCAGCTCACTGCCGACCGGGTGTCAGATGATTTATTACAGGAGGGCTATCTGGCGGCGCGCCGCGCGCTGCCGAAGTGGGACCCGGAAGCAGGTAAGCTGTCGACCTGGATTGCATATGAGGTTCGTGGCGCCATGCTCGATCATCTGCGGAGAGAGCGATCCATCGTGGGCGGGCGCCGCTCTACGAGGCTCTCTGTGCTCATACAGGACGACATTACGCCGGATGACCGGGACCCGGATGCAGAGGCCAAGGAAGTCCAGCATGCGCGCGACCTGATCAATTTATCGGTGGCACTGGCGCAACTCACCGAGGAGGAGCGGAATCTCGTCGAACGCATTTATGGAATTGGACGGCCGTCCGAGTCAATGGCGGACATTTGCCGTGACCTCGGGATGAGCCGCCCGACGGGCTGGCGCCGTTTGCAAGCGGTGCAAATAAAAATGAGACGGTTGGTAAAAAGCGGCGATACCTGTGTGAGCCTGGATAAAGGAGCACACAGTGACCGAACAAACAAAAGCCCTCTTCGCCGCCATCAAGGCGGAACTCGATGACAAGAGCCCCGGCTGGCGCACGGCCTTCTCCTCGTGGGATGCCGCCGTTGCCGCCGCCGGGGCTCGGGCTCAGGAGCTAACCGATCAATATCGCAAAGCGCAGGCCGCAGCCGCCCGCGCCCCCTCCACTCCCCAAATAGCTGATCACACCCTTTCCTTCCTGTGTGACTCCGAGGGCACGGATGCCCCTTCTTCTCGCGATGCCCTTTCGGTCTTCGATCATTCGCCCGCTGGGCGCGCGGTAAGCGCGGAGCGGTCGGACAGCATTGGCGCCGAGAACCCGAGTCAGGACGCGGCCTACGAGCCGGAGGATGTGAAGGCTCCGGCGACCCAGGGCCGCCTCGAAGACCCGCTTTGGCGCCCGGATCACATCTCTCATACCGGCGAGCCGCTGCGCTGGACGCATACCCCGCCGCGCGCTGGCGCTCATTACGGCAATCGTTGCTGGTAGAGCTTTCCCGGGAAAGTGATGAACGAACCGAAGCTAATCGTAGGCTTCGGGCGGGGAAGTCTTGCCGAGATTTCCCGGTCCGAGGCGATGAGCTGGTCCGACCTCGTGGACCTCCTCACGACCCCGCCGCCCGAGACGGATGACAAGTCCGCCCGCGGCTGGTTCATTCCGGCCGACTTCGAGGAGGACTACCGGGACAGTGAGAATTTCAAGCATCGTTATGCCCTGACGCTCGACTACGATCATATCAGCCGCGATGACTTGGCGGTGATCAAAGCGACGTACGACTCGTACGCGCACGTTCTCTATACGACTTGGAGCCATAGCGGCGACCGGCCACGCGTTCGAGTGGTAATGCCCCTCAGCCGACCTGCGCAGATTGATGAATTCTGCGCGGTGAGTCGCAAGGTCGCCGCTATGGCCGGGATTGAGCTGGCGTCGCGCGAGTCTCATGTGCCGGCGCAAATGATGTTCTTGCCGACGATTAAGCCCGGTGCGCGCTTCTCATCACGCAAGAACACGCATGGCGCTTGGGTCGATGTCGATGCAGTGCTTGCTACGTATGAGAATTGGACGGATCGCACGAGCTGGCCGCATCGGGCCGAGGGCGATGGCACCCATAAGGGCGATGTACAAACCCCGCCGAGCGAGAAGCCCGGCATCGTAGGAGCGTTTTGCCGTGCATTCGATATCCCAACCGCCATCCAGCGATTCGATCTTCCTTATGTTCCCACCGCTCATCCTGACCGATGGACCTATCTCAAAGGCTCCCGCCCTGAAGGAGCTATCCTATATGATCACGGAGAGAAACTTCACTCACACCATGATACGGACCCGGCACGCGGGCAAACTAACGCGTTTGACCTCGTACGGCTTCACCGCTTTGCCGCGCTGGACACGGTTCCCGCCGGTACCCCGATTACCGAACGTCCAAGTTATCGTGCGATGTGCCGGCTTGCGCTGGAGGTTCCGGCAGTGGCCGCCGGCTACGCGCGGGCTATTGGAGAGACTGAAGTAGAAGACCTCGGGCCGCAGCCGGCGGCGGACGTATTGAGCGATTCCAAAGCCACTGTCGTTGAGCAGAAGGCTGCGCTCAATCAGCTTCCGCCGCCGGCCGACGGAGAACGCTTACGTTTCGATGTCGTCACGGCGGATGTCTTCGCGCATAGCAAGAAGCCGGCATGGCTCGTTAAGGGAGTCATTCCTAAGCATAGTGTTGGTGTGCTCTACGGAGCCAGCGGCGCGGGCAAATCGTTTCAGGCTCTCGACATTGCCTGCGCCATTCAGCTTGGGAAGCCGTGGCGCAATTGTAGGGTGAAGAAAGGGCGCGTCGTAATGATCGTGGCAGAGGGCCAAACGGGCCACGCGCAACGTCTCAAAGCCTACTCGCTCCACCATAACGTGGACCTCGCATCGCTCCCAAGCGTCATCGAGGAAGTGCCGAACTTATTGGAAGTTAAAGACGCTGCCGATATCGCCCGGTCGATCAAAGCCGCAGGCGGCGCAGACCTGATTGTGATCGATACTCTCGCCGCGAGCTTCGTCGGCGATGAGAACGCCGGCAAAGATATGCAGGCCGTGATTCGCAACGCGCATAGGCTAGGGCAATTACTTGGCTGTGCTATTTGGCTGATCCATCACAGCGGCAAGGATGAAACGAAAGGCGCCCGCGGTCACAGCAGCTTGAAGGGTGCCGCGGATCACGAGGAGCTGGCGCATCGGGATCAAACGGACCCCGACCTGCGCGTCATGCGCACGACGAAGCAAAAGGATGCGGTGGAGGGCCTCGTTTTCTATACGCGGCTGCACCCGGTCTGCATCGGCAAGGATGAGGACGGCGAGGACATCTTTAGCTGTGTCTGCGTGGAGGCCGAGCCGCCCACGGTGCGCGCACCGACGATGAGCGCTGGCCCGCAGGGGCCGAATCAACGGGCCGTGTGGCTCGCCGTCAAGGATAGCGGCGGCTCCGCATCGGAGGAGCGCGTCCTGCGGATCGTACAGGAGCGCGGCTATCTCCCACCGCCGGGTGATGACAAGAGGGATAGGCGGCACCGCGCAGTGAAGGACGCGCTTGCCAGTCTAGTGCGAGACAACATGCTGCAATTCGTC